TATGCCCTACGATAGCACCTACAAAGCAAAAACCTTTATCAATTAAAAACAATGAGTTAAATTTTAAAATTGTTCAATATTCCTGACTTTAATACACAATTTTGTACGCATTGTTCTTAACGTTAGCTCCGACAGTCATCAGTTTGATTGCTGTCGGAGTTCTCTTCCTACTCCTCCACACATTCTATACTTTCAGTCTGCAAACGGGAGGTAACCATGTGCGGACGCTTTGCTCAATCACAAACCCGTGAAGAGTACCTGGCTTATTTGGCTGAAGAGGCTGAGCGGGATATCGCTTATGACCCCGAACCAATCGGCCGGTACAACGTGTCGCCAGGTACAAAGGTTTTGCTCCTGAGCGAACGCGACGAACAACTGCATATCGATCCTGTCTTCTGGGGTTATGCGCCCGGGTGGTGGGATAAGGCTCCACTGATTAACGCGCGTGTTGAAACTGTGGCCACCAGTAGGATGTTTAAGGCGCTATGGCAACATGGCCGGGCGATCTGCTTTGCTGATGGGGGCTTCGGATGGAAGAAAGAAGGTGACAAGAAGCAACCCACTCTACTTTATCCATCGCGCCGATGGCCAGCCGATATTCATGGCGGCAATCGGAAGCACACCATTTGAACGTGGAGACGAAACAGAAGGCTTTCTGATCGTCACCGCAGCAACAGAAAAAGGTCTAATAGATATCCACGACCACCAGCCTCTGGTACTGTCGCCAGAAGCAGCAAGATAATGGATGAGGCAGGACATTGGAGGGAAAGAGTCAGAGGAGTTAGCTGCGGATGGCACCGTGCCCGCAGACAAATTTATCTGGCATGCAGTGACGCGCGCCGTAAGAAATGTGAAAAATCAGGGGAATAATTGATTGAGGCAATCAAATGCACATAGCCAGAAGTGCGCCTAATGCCAAAAGCGGAAATAAATAATAATTTTTCGGTAATAACTTACTGGGTCAGAAAACGGAATATCCGGTGAAAAAGCCCTTGTTGCATTGTCTGGATGTATCAATATGATGCCGGGTTCCTCCCGGTAAATATTTAGGTATCCCCCCATGACTCGCGGCTTCAGTCGTGCATGATGAACATTCCAGCAGCAAAGTCATCAGGTTAGAAAGATATCTGCATTTTGTCAGTGCACAAAGAGTGACTTCCCTATATGAGAACGATTATTAAAAATGAACATGTAAAAAAAGGCCTGCTATTAGCAAGCCACAAAGATTTTAACTCATTTTTTGTTCGCTTCTGATAAATAGGGTAAATACGCAATTCAATTTGAAGCAGAGAACATAACGAAAATGCTATAAATATTTCCGGAACGCATCGAGTATTTCCTGTGACATTAACTGTCTGTCAGAGGCTACGTAAATAACATCATGATCACCGGTTAATGAAGGAAAGCCTGCAGACATAATCTGTAGATGTATTTCTTCACCGTTTGGGTATTCCTGTCTGATTGAGGATGTACCCTCCGGAACGGTCATGACTTTACAGGATTCGGTATTAAAGAAAACGAGTACTTTTATCATATGCCACCATAATTCTGTTAGTCTTTCCCGTCACTCTCTTCTATCAGTGATGTTAAATGCCGATGCCATTAAAATACAATCAAGGACGTGATGCTTTCGAAGGCAGTCTCGTCTCTTACGCACTTTATTATTTAACAAGCAGTTAGCTTCTGCTTTCAGGCAGCACTCCTGCACTTCATCACATCGGTCAGCACACTCATAATTGCGAAAAACATGTTGACCTGATATTAAAAAAACAACCGACTTTCTCTGATTTAATTTATGGACCTGTCTACTCAGGAATAATCCTTCATCGTTGTTGCGGGCCCACAAATCTTCATTTATCGCAAAGTATTACGTTTGTAGCAGCGGGCCCTTTTTCACCACTCTGCATGGCGAACTCAACTTTCTGCCCTTCAAATAAGGTATTGAAATTCTCACCATGGAGTGCGGAAAAATGGACGAAGACATCCTTGCTTCCGTCAAGAGGTGAAATGAAACCAAAACCTTTATCTTCGTTAAACCATTTTACCAAACCTTTAATTCTTGTGGACATACTGACTCCCGTTATACATGATAGTATTAATAGTAAACGTATAGTATTAAAGGTATGACTCAAAAGGAGGGGATATCAGCGATAGCGCCTGGTAATGAGGACTGACCAGAAAATGTTTAACGTTCGTTTGTACATTGAACTAACAGGATTCATTAAGACACGGGAGATACTAATACGCAAATTATTTTTTAGCCATCCAGAAGTCCTGCAGGAAAATTAAGTGTGGCAATATACTATTTTGAATGTATAGTCTTTACGTGTTTTTAATAAGGAATCGACTTGTCCCATAAAATGACAGGCATTGTCAAAAGCTTTGACATTCTCAGTGGTAAAGGCCTCATCATCCCTTCAGATGGGCGAAAAGATGTTCTGCTTCACATTTCAGCCGTTAACTCCCGCGAATCAGAATTACTCATCCCAGGAAGCCGCATAGAATTCTGTCGGATCAATGGTCCCAGAGGGCCTGTGGCTGCGAACATTTACCTCTCCTGAATTTCAGGGTCACAAAATAAACAGATTAAAACTTAACCATATGTGATACGGTGAAGTTCATTCATTGAAAGGTTAATGGTTATGTCTATTATCAATTACGCAATGAAATTCTTCAGCGGTGCATCTACTGCCACTGTTGTCTGCACTGTTTGTGGTTTCAAATCAGTTCAACCGATGGCAAAAATCCGGCGCAATCAGGCCATGCTTTGCCCTCGGTGTAAAGCCCTGTTTATCTCACGGCGCTAGTATCAACTGACCCGCCGTGGACAGAACCATCTTCTATACTTAAGTTAAATCCCAGCAGCTGTTAAATCCCTGATGCCTTACGCCCATCCTGAGAGAACGTTTCTGAACTGATTTCGCAACTGCTCCTGCGCGCTAATGTCGCATCAGAGCAATGCTATGAAAATGAACCCCAGAGCGTGGTTTAACCGCTCCCGTATTCCGGTGAATGCTGCCGAAAACGTAACGTTTTCGGCGAACGATCCTGCAAGCGAAAGCACTCCGCGGTCAGAACTCTTTTCGACTGCCCAGATGGAACGCTATGGTCAGAAGCTGGCGCGGACCCATAAAGTATCACCGGATAAACATCCCTATTATCTTCTGAAACGGCTTGGCGACAATGAGGCCGTTATCACCCAAAACTGCTATGAGCTTAATGCAGGTAAAAAGACCAGTATCATGCCCGCCGGGGAGTGGTTGCTGGACAATTATTATCTGATTGAGGAACAAATCCGTACCGTCCGCCAGCACTTGCCGAAAAGTTTTGGTAAAGGTCTCCCGTCGCTGATGTCGCCGCTGAATTGCCCAAGAATTTATCATATCGCATCAGAGGCCATTGCTCACGGTGATGGCCGCTGGGATGCCACCAGTCTGACCAGCTATCTCGCTGCCTATCAACAGGTGACGCCGCTGACGCTGGGCGAAGTCTGGGCATTACCGGGAATGCTTCGACTGGCGCTGATTGAAAATCTTCGTCGTATCAGTATGGAAGTGATAAAAGCGCAACAGGACAGAAACCTGGCAGATACGTGGATAACCAGGATTTTCGAATGTGCAGAGAGTGCGCCTGGTGATTTAATTATGGTGGTTGCCGATTTGGCGCGCTCCCGTCCTCCGTTATCCAGCGCGTTTGTCGCAGAACTGGTGCGGCGTCTGCAGGGGCACGGCAACGCGCTGTCGTTACCTCTTACCTGGGTTGATCAGTGCCTTCGGGAACAGGGAGTCACCACTGACATTCTCATAAATAACTTCAATCAACAGCTTGCCGCCAGCCAGCTGTCTGTCAGTAACAGCATCGCAGGTCTGCGATTACTGGGTGAAACGGACTGGGCTGATTTCGCCGAAACGATAAGCGTCGTCGAACAGGTATTAAGCAATGATCATGCCGGTATCTATCCCCGGATGCACTTCAATACCCGGGATCATTACCGGCACGTAGTTGAGGTCCTGGCCAGAGACAGTGGGCTCAGCGAGCCTGAGGTTGCTGACAGGGTGCTGGCGCTTTCAGAGGAAAAAGCCCCCAATACACCGGAACATCATGTTGGTTATTATCTCGCCGGCGAAGGTCGACAGGCACTGGATATACATCTCCTGGCAGACACCTCAAGACTCATACGCTTGCGGCACAGTTTCAACAGAATAACCCTGCTGTCATGGCTTGGTAGCCTGGCGTTGTTGACAACCGCAGCGACCGCGGCAATATTGCACGAAACTGCCATGCAGGGCGCAGGTTGGTTGTTAATCGCGGTGATATTACCTCTGGTTATCGCTTTAACTCAGTTAATGAGTGATTTACTCAGTGACGCAACCACCCGTTTTCGCGTTCCTCGCCCCTTGCCGGGGATGGATTTTTCAACCGGCATTCCCGCTGACAGTGCCACCATGATCGTCATCCCCTGCATGCTGACCAGCCACGAAAGTTTCAGCCAGCTCCTCTCCAGTCTTGAAGTCTGTTGGTTGGGGAATGAAAACGAAAATCTCAGGTTCGCGCTGCTCACTGATTTTGCAGATTCTGAAAATGAACCCTCGCCGGAAAGTCACGCGCTGCTCAGACAAGCTATCGCTGATACGCAGGTGCTGAATCGCCGCTACCCCTCCGGCCGACCACGTTTTTATCTGTTACATCGTCAGCCTGAATGGAACCCCTCGGAAGGAGCGTGGATGGGCTATGAACGCAAGCGGGGAAAACTGGCGTTACTGAACAGCTGGTTGCGCCATCCCGGAACGCAATTCGTCAGCGTTGCAGACATGCCTGCCCACCTTTTACCGGGTCACATAAAATACGTCATTACCCTGGACAGTGATACGGTGTTGCCGCGCGATACGGCTCACAAACTGGTCGCGGCGATGGCCCATCCGTTGAATACGCCAGAGTATGATCCGGTACGCCAGAGGGTGGTCAAAGGATTTGGTATTTTACAACCCGGTCTTGCTGAGGAGATACCACGTAACGGTCAGGGGCGTTACGCCGCCCTGCGCAGCAGCATACCGGGTAATAACCCCTATTCTATGATGTCTTCGGATATCTATCAGGATCTCTTTGGGGAAGGGTCGTTCGTGGGCAAAGGGATTTACGATGTTGACATTTTTATGCAGGCCACTGCCAATACCTGCCCGGAAAATCTGGTTCTCAGCCATGATCTCCTCGAAGGGTGCTATGCGCGCTCGGGTCTACTGAGTGAGGTGTTACTCTACGAACAGTACCCTAATAATTATCTGTCGGACGTTGCACGCCGTTCACGCTGGATCCGGGGTGACTGGCAACTGCTTAACTGGCTGAAACCACACGTCAGAAAAGCCGATGGAACCCGTACCCGGAATCCACTGACCGCGCTTTCTTACTGGAAATTACTCGACAATCTGCGTCGCAGCCTGGTCGCCCCCTCTTTAGTGGTATTGCTCTACTTCACCCTGCTTTGGGTTCCCAATCCGGTTTACTGGCTGTGCATACTGTCACTGATTTGGCTGTTGCCAGCCCTCCTCTGCATCACCCATGACCTTCTCAATAAACCTCTGCGCCGTCGCCTGAAGCCGCATCTGTTACTTGTAATGGCGGGCGCGCTGAAGCGTCTGTCAGGTATCGGTCTTAATTTTGCGATACTGCCACACGAAGCCGGATATTCGCTGAAAGCGATCGCCGTGACGCTATGGCGACTGGGGATAAGCAGGCGTCACCTCAGCCAGTGGGTCAGCCACAGCCAGGACAGCAATCAGGCCAGATCCACTGTTGCACGTTTTTATCAGGCGATGTGGCTGAATGTTGCCGGTGGCGTGACGCTGATAATTCTGACCGGAAAATTGGCCCCCCAGCTGCTGGGGATTGTGTTACCGATCGGTTTGGTATGGTGTGTGGCGCCGTTGCTGATGAGCTGGCTGAGTCGTCAGCCCGTGCGTAAGGTTTTTTCGCCAGGTCAGGAACAAAAACAGCTGTTACGCCAGACAAGCCGTGAAATCTGGGCATTTTTTGAAACCTTTGCCACAGAAAAAGAGAACTGGCTTCCGCCTGATAATTATCAGGAAATACCACAACCGACGGTGGCACACCGAACTTCTCCTACCAATATTGGTCTTTCACTAATGGCTAACCTGACGGCATGGGACTTTGGCTACCTGCCCGGCGGAGAGGTGCTCCGGCGCGTGTCGCTCACACTCGACACGCTGGATAAAATGGAGCACTACCGGGGCCATCTGTACAACTGGTATGACACCCGTACGCTGGTCCCCCTCAGTCCACGCTATATCTCCAGCGTCGACAGCGGCAACATGGCCGGGCATTTGTTGACGCTGCGTGCAGGGCTGTCCGCCATGCGTCATCAGCCTGTTTTAAGCAGCCAACAGATACTGGCAGGACTGAACGATACGCTGGATATTCTGGAAAAACAGTGGGGTAAGAACCCACCTGACAGCCTGAGACTGCTGCGCAAGCATTGCCTGAATGCGGTGTCGCTCTCTCCGCAGGCGTTTATCAGCGAACTGAAAAACATGCGCACCCAGTGCAACCATCTGACCATGTTATGCCATCAGGGGTCACCTCTTCAGATGCGCTGGGCAGGACATCTGGAGCATCAACTGGTTCAGCTTTGCCATGAGTGGTCTCTGTTGCTTGGCTGGTTACCTGTATCCTGGAATGAGCAGACGCTGCCGACGCTGAGCGAGCTTGCCCGTCCGACATTAACCGGTACAGAAACGCCTCCGGCGTCAGTGGCGGAGCAGGCCCGAATGCGACTCAATATTATCACCGAGCTGGAACAGCGGCTGGATGAGCATGCCCGGATGGATTTCGCCTTTCTGTACAGTGAAGCAACCAGTCTGCTCAGCGTCGGTTATAACTGTGACACGAATACGCCTGACAAGAGCCACTACGATCTCCTGCCGTCTGAAATCCGCCTGACCAGTTTTCTTGCCATTGCGACTAATCAACTGCCTCTTAAAAGCTGGTACGCGCTGGGTCGATTGTTTACCACGATTGATAATGAAACGGCCCTGATGTCATGGAGCGGATCCATGTTTGAATATCTGATGCCGAATCTGGTGATGCCCACCTGGCCCGGCAGCCTGCTCGATGAAATGAGTCAGTCGGCGGTTATGCGCCAGATTCACTGGGGGAAAGAACGCGGGGTACCATGGGGTGTTTCAGAGTCTGGCTATCATGCTTTTGATGTTCAGCATAATTATCAGTATCAGGCATTTGGCGTACCGGGGCTCGGTCTGCGCAGGGGGCTTGCCGATGACATGGTTGTTGCTCCTTACGCCACGCTGCTGGCGCTGATGGTTTCCCCGCAGAAAGCCTGTGAGAACCTGTTCAGGCTGCAAAAAAATGGTGCACGCGGAGAATACGGTTTTTATGAAGCGCTGGACTATACCCCCTCACGTCTTGCAACCGGTCAGCTCTATGCGGTGGTACAGTCCTGGATGGCGCATCACCAGGGTATGGCATTTCAGGCGCTGGCTCATGTGCTGCTTGACGCCCCCATGACTGAACGCTTTATGTCCAGTACGGTATTCCGGTCAGCGAGTCTGCTGTTACAGGAGCGCGTGCCGGATGCGGTCGATCTGTACAGTCCGCGCCGTCATTTTGAATCTCATGAGGGCAGGGTCAAACCCATCCGCTATGAACCCCGTATTTTCTATAGCGTGGATACCCCTGCCCCGGATATTCAACTTCTGTCCAACGGCCATTATCATCTGATGCTGACCGCAGCCGGCGGCGGTTACAGTCGCTGGAACGATATTGCAATAACACGCTGGCGCAGTGATACCACCCGTGATAACTGGGGAGCATTCTGCTATATCCGCGATACCCAGACGGGAGATGTGTGGAGCAATACCTGGCAACCGACAGGCTACATCAGCGGACAAGACGAGGAAGTGTTATTCACCGATGCGGGGGCAGAATTCAGACGCAGCTTCGGGGGACTCAGCGTCAAAACTCAGGTGGTGATCTCTCCGGAGGATGATGTTGAATTGCGACGGCTCACACTGATTCATCGTGGTCGCAAGCCTCGCTCTCTGGAGCTGACAACCTATGTTGAAGTGGTCCTGGCAGCGGCTGCCAGCGATCTGGCACACCCGGCATTCAGCAATCTGTTTATTCAGACTGAGCTGGCTCCTGAGCGTGACGCTATTCTTTGCCACCGGCGCCCGCGCTCACCGGATGAACCGGGTCCTTGCCTGTTTCACATGATGGTGGTGCACGGCGATAACCGAAATAACGTGTCGTTTGAAACGGACAGGGCAAGGTTTATTGGACGTGGCAGAAATCCTGCGAATGCCCAGGCAATAGAGGCGGGAGGGACGCTCAGCAACACGTCGGGGTCAGTGCTGGATCCGATACTGGCTATACGTCACTCCATCACTCTACAGCCGGGGCATCCGGTTACGATTGATATCGTTTATGGTATCAGCGAGAACCGCCAGCAGAGCCTGGCTCTGCTGGAAAAATATCGCGATTACCCTATTGCCGATCGCGTCTTTGAACTGGCCTGGTCTCACAGTCTGGTGGTATTACGCCAGATGAATGCCAGTGAAGATGATGCAACTTTGTTTAATCGTCTCGCCAGTGCTGTGCTTTACCCTGTCCAGGAGCTACGCGCTGAAGGCCAGGTGATCAGCCGCAACCGGCGTGGTCAGTCCGGTCTGTGGGGCTGGGCAATTTCAGGCGATCTGCCGATAGTACTGCTCAGTATAACCGGCGAAGAAAGTATCGCCTCAGTGACCACACTGATTCAGGCACACCGTTACTGGCGACAGAAAGGACTGGATGTTGATTTGGTTATCCTGAATAACAGCCCCGGTGGCTACCAGCAGGGATTACAAAATCAAATTATGGAATTAATTTATGCGGGGTCTGAAGCCAGTCTGCTGGACAAAACGGGCGGTCTTTTTGTCCGTAATGGCGAGCATCTCTCCGCAGAAGATAAGTTGCTTCTGATGAGCGTGGCCTGTCTTTATCTTGATGACCGCGCAGGGAGTATTAATGAGCAGCTTAACCAGCGTATCCATACCCTGAAATCGCCGGTCATAGCATTCATGCCGCGTGCAGTGCGCGAGCGTAATCAACATACGGACTGGCCCCCCGATATCAGTCAGTTATGCTATTTCAATGGGTTCGGTGGATTTTCTCAGGATGGACGGGAATATCAAATTGTTATGCGGGAAAATGCGCAGACACCGGCTCCCTGGTCAAACGTACTGGCAAATCCCCGTTTTGGCAGCGTGATCTCAGAGGCAGGACAGGCCTATACCTGGTATGAGAATGCCCATGAATACCGGTTAACACCCTGGGAAAACGATCCTGTGAGCGATCGTTCTGGCGAGGCGTTTTATCTGCGTGATGAAGAGACCGGGGAAAACTGGTCACCGACAGCGTTGCCTGTTCGCGGACACGGTGATTACCTGACCCGGCATGGTTTTGGCTACAGCGTTTTTGCCCATCGAGAGAGTGGAATAGACAGCGAGCTGACGGTCCTGGTTGCCGAAGAGGCGCCAGTTAAACTGGTGCTCCTGACACTCAGTAACTCTTCGGGACGGACACGTCAACTCTCCGTCACAGGTTATGTAGAGTGGACGCTCGGAGGATCACGAACTCGCTCAGCTCCTCACATTGTGACACATGCGGCCAGAACGTCTGGCGGTTGCGGGGTGCTGGCGAACAACTTTTATGGTGATAATGGTGGAGGCCGAACTGCATTTTTTGCCGTCAGCGGTAATGACTGTTCGCTGACCGGGGACCGTCGGGAGTTTATTGGCCGTAATGGTTCCCTTCACGCGCCGTCAGCCATGAAACTGCGCAGGCTTTCAGGTAACACGGGCGCCGGTCTGGATCCCTGCGGGGCGGTACAATCGACGGTAACATTAATTGATGGGGATCAGAGGACGTTTATTTTTATCCTCGGCGCAGAAGAGAATGATGTTTGTGCTAATGAGACGCTGGCCCATTACATGAACGAGGATACAGTCCGCCAGGAGCTGAACCGGATTCATAACCACTGGCACAATGTGCTCGATAAAATCGTGGTTAACACCCCCGACACGTCAGTAAATTTACTGGTCAATGGCTGGCTGTTATATCAGACAGTCGCCTGTCGCCTTATGGCCCGCAGTGGTTACTATCAGTCTGGCGGTGCATATGGTTTTCGCGATCAGTTGCAGGATTCACTGGCACTGAGCCATGCTGATCCGAACCGGTTGCGTGAACAGATAATACTCTGTGCCTCCCGGCAGTTTATCGAGGGGGATGTGCAGCACTGGTGGCACCCACCACACGGTAACGGTGTCCGTACCCGTTGTTCAGATGACTACCTGTGGCTGCCGCTTGCCGTTTGCCACTATGTTGAAACGACGGGGGATATGGAGGCTCTGGGAATACACATTCCTTATCTGGAGGGGCGCCCGCTTCCGCCTGGTGAAGAGTCTGTCTATGACACGCCGGTCATCAGCGGCATCGGAGAGACTCTCTGGTTACACTGTGTCAAAGCTATTCGCCATGGACTTCGGTTCGGGGGGCATGGCCTGCCGCTGATGGGGGCTGGTGACTGGAATGACGGGATGAACCGGGTGGGTATCGAAGGCAAAGGTGAAAGCGTCTGGCTGGGCTTCTTCCTGTACGACATTTTGCAGCGGTTTGCAGCGCTGGCGGAGCGCAGGCTGGATGAAAGCGTCGCCGCGATGTGCCATTCACAGGCTCTGCGCCTGCAAAGCAATCTCGAAGCCCACGCCTGGGATGGGGAATGGTACCGGCGCGGGTATTTTGACGATGGTACTCCCCTGGGATCGAAAACCTCACAGGACTGCCGGATTGATGCGATTGCGCAGAGCTGGTCTGTATTGTCCGGTGCCGCGAGCCCGGGACGGTGCGCAAAGGCCCTGCAGGCGCTGGATAAGCACCTTGTGGATAACAAAGGCGGGCTGATCAAACTGTTAACGCCTCCTTTCGACGGACACGGTCCAAATCCGGGCTACATACAGGGGTACCTGCCCGGTGTGCGGGAAAACGGAGGGCAGTATACTCATGGCGCCATCTGGGCCGTGATGGCATTTGCCCGGATGGGGAATGCCAAACGTGCCTGGCAACTCTGGTCAATGCTCAACCCTGTAAATCATACTCTCAATGCGGGCTCTGTCGGGATTTATAAAGCTGAACCTTATGTCATGAGTGCTGATGTCTACAGCGTAGCTCCCCATACTGGTCGTGCAGGCTGGAGCTGGTACACCGGTTCTGCAGGCTGGGCCTGGCGTTTACTTACCGAGGAATTACTGGGGATAAAACGCACCGGCACTGACTTTAGTGTTCATGCCCTATTACCGGATGCGTGGCCGTCTTTTTCTATTGCTTATCAGTATGGTGAAAGCCACTATCAGATTAGTGTCTCACGCGGCGATGCAGAATATTCCGTGACGCTGGATGGTGTTCTCCTCCCTGATGACAGAATACCGCTGAAGGATGATGGACAAAACCATACGGTTGAGATCATTCAGAACTGACACTGATCCCGGAGGTGCATTAACGTCTGCCGTTAATGCGCTGATTATCCCTGAGAACATCAATCGCAGTCTGCATGGCGATTTTGTCATCCCGCCTTTTTTGTTTGTCCTGCATGACCTGAAGGTATTCCAGCAAGGTGCGGGTATTAATCGGTCTGCCCTGTTTACCCACAGCCAGCACGGCTTCACCAAGAATAATTTTCACTGGCGGTAGTTGTGCCGGATACCAGTCAAGGGTGTCTTCTGATTTCATCATAAATTTCTCACGGAAGGATAGTGTATCATAAATCAGATGTTCAATTTTCAATATCTTACATCCTGATTCAGACACAACTTAACATAACTTATGCCAGTTATTTTTATATCAAAGCGTATAATAATTACTGTATTCCTCAGAGAATCATTTATGTCTTATACAAAAGGGCTCAGATATTTTAAAGAAAGACCGGTTCATGTTGCCTGCCCGGTATGCGCACACAGAGCTGATCAGAAAGCAGGTAAGCTAAGAAAAGATGCGGTTCTTGAGTGCCCTGCCTGCGGACTGTTGTTCAGACCTTCAGAATGCTGGTGTATCGGCGGCTGATTAGCTTCTGCCACTTAACGTCAGTGATGTCGGAAAATGACAACGTTCCTCCTGTACTGCAGTTGTCGAGGGTATGATAATGAAATCTAAAAAATCTGTTTTTATTGAAGGACGTATCCTGTCGAACAGCTGTCACGGGCAGGCTGGCCAACCTTTCTGTATTCACCGGGTCAGGTTTAGTAATGGTAAATATGCCATTATCCGGGTGGCATCCGGGATATGTTTCAAACCAGGCGAAATTATTCAACGAAACGATTATGAGTGGTTTTATAAACTTACCAAAATTCGCCTTCTTTCTTTTGAGTACCTTGATGATGATGAATCCAGAAGACAATTTCTTGAATATCAATGAAAAACCCATGAAGTTATAACAGCATAACTTTGCTGATTTACAATGTATCCCTGACTATTCAAAAACTGTTGCCAGTAATTGAAATTGTTTCTTCTGAATTTATACGAATTCAAACTGTCTAAAAGAATGAGTATCGCTAAAGACGAATTTTCTCAGCATTTCCCTTTTGCGTTATAACTCCATTAGCATTAAGGAAATTTATGTCACAGACTTTTACTTATAATTTACTCCATCCCCGCTACTGGCTTACCTGGACTGGTTTGGGTCTGCTGTGGCTTCTCGTTCAGCTTCCTTACCCGGTTTTACATATTCTGGGCTCTGGTCTTGGAAAAATATCCAGACCCTTTCTGAAACGTCGGGAAGGAATTGCGATTAGAAATATCGAACTCTGCTTTCCAGGAATGACACCGTTTGCCCGAAACCAGATGGTCAAGAAAAACTTTGTTTCTCTCGGACTGGGACTGATGGAAACAGGAATGGCCTGGTTCTGGAGTGATGCGAGAGTCAAAAAATGGTTTGATGTCGAAGGGCTTGAAAACCTGACCGGTGCGACCAGAGGGGTAATGGTTGTCGGGATTCATTTTATGTCCCTTGAGTTGTGTGGAAGAGTAATGGGTTTATGCCATCCTATGATGGCTACGTATCGCCCACACAATAATCTATTAATGGAATGGGTACAGACAAAAGGTCGTATGCGTTCAAATAAGGCGATGATTAATCGGCGTAATTTATCTGGTTTTGTTCATGCATTGAAAGCTGGTGAAGCCGTGTGGTTTGCACCAGATCAGGATTATGGGCCTAAGGGAAGCGTTTTTGCACCTTTTTTCTCGGTAAAAAAAGCAGCCTCAACGAACGGAACATATGCTCTCTCAAAACTCGCAGGTGCACAACTGATCACACTTAGCATGATTCGACGTAGCGATAAAAAAGGTTATCGCATGTATATCAGCAATCCGTTGTCAGGCTATCCAGGGGAAGACAAGGTCGCCGCAGCGGGTTATATGAATAAGATCATCGAGCATGAAATTCTCCGAGCCCCTGAGCAATACCTGTGGATGCATCGCAGATTCAAAACGCGTCCTGAAGGCGAAGCCTCTTTATATAAATGAACCATTCTACTTGTCATGTACCATGAATCTATCTTGCTGACTACTTTGTAATAGCAGCAGGCCTTACCACGTTGAAATCCTTAAGTTTATAAGGATGAGGCAATGTTTTCCGGGGAAATATCTTAGTAGTCTTCAAACTATCTCCGATTATCCCTGCAATTCTTTACCAAGAGGTTCCCGAGTAAGTACTTGGTGGTTCCCAACTAACTCTTACATATAGCCATTGGCCGTTTACTTAACCAAAAAACGATTGCCAGAAATTTGTAAAGCTCACAACCTTCTACAGTTCCTGCTGTCTAATGAATGACAACACACACCTCAAGGAACTATATGACATTTTTAATCATCTCAGGCGTATCTGTAACCTTATTTGCCATGACTATACTTGGCCTGATTATCGTGTGGGGCGGTATCTCCAACATCCCTGACGATTACTGATTCTCAAAATTCCCTACGCCAGCTACAGGGAAATATTTGTAAATCGTCTTTACCCCAACCCCAATAACATCTGCAGCCTGCTGTCGGGTAGCTCCATTTGCGAGCATCCGGCGGCAATGTTCCACGATATCAGTCGTCATTACCCGACGCCGCCCTCCAATTCTCCCCTTCTCCCTTGCTGCGGCTAAACCAGCGCGAGTACGTTCGACGATCAACTCTCGTTCCATTTCTGCCAGCGCACTCATGACATGAAAGAAGAAACGGCCTGCAGGGGTCGACGTGTCGATCGAGTCAGTCAGGCTGCGAAAGTTTACGCCGCGCTGCTGTAGCTCCGATACCATGGTTATTAAGTCGCGTACGCTGCGCCCAAGCCGATCCAGCTTCCAGACCACCAGCACATCACCAGGCTTGAGCCTGCGCAAAGCACGCTTTAAGCCCGGTCGCTGTGCATTCTTCCCGCTGGCCATATCTTCAAAAATCAGCTCACATTCTGCTCGAATCAGTGCGTTTTTCTGTAAATCGAGGTTCTGATCCCCGGTAGACACCCTGGCGTAACCAATCAGCACTCTCTAACTCCTTGAAATAGCTGATTGTAAAAAGCTCCTGACTTTCGCTCAAACCCTCGTTTGGGCGAACGCCTATTTTGGAGCAAAAAACATGGCCTTTACTCCCCCGCTCGGGAGCACCTCCCCGGAGGTGTTGCTGGATAATGCCACGCGCCTCGATAAACTGGTGAACGGCCCGGAGGCGACCATCCCGGATCGCGCCGGAGAACCATTAGACTCATGGCGCCGGCAACAAAAGAAAGTTGACGATACCCTGGTTAACTTCCAGGAGAACGGCGGTGCTATGGGTTTCAGTTCTTTGCAGGAACTACTGGCCTTTACACCTGATAAATCTAATGTGCTGGCTGTCGATACCAGTACAGGAGAACAATATTTGTGGAATGGTACCGAATGGGTACCTTCTGAATATCAGGTTAATGAGCAGATTAAATCGCTTAACGAAATCGTAGAGAAAAGCCACAGCACGAAGTTCTTTCATCGGTGGAAGGACAGGATCGGAACGATTATCGCCGGGTGGCAAAACGATGATGTGGGCGGTGTTTATTTTCTGTCAAAGCTGCTTAAGTTCGGACCGAATGGTTTTTTTGGTGCGGGCATGCAACTGTCAGAAATTGAGATATCGAATAAAACCATCTCATTCAAAAAGGGGATGGACGGCAAAATCAGAATCTTCGATAAACGCGGCGTGATGCTGGCCTCTGTTGAGAACGGCAAACTGCAGATGGCAAAAATGAATATTGAAACCATGCTGCAGTTAGCTGTTAAGTCCGGGAATACTTCTCTAACCATCAGAAAAGATGGCAAGGGGATCAGCGTGGCTGACAAGCGGGGAGTGGTATGTTTCAGAATTGATGAAAGGGGTTACGTTCACGGTAACTTTGTGAATAAAGGAGGTAGCGCCACTCCGGTTTTGACTGAGGAACAGATTATTCAGCAGCTTGAAACTTCAGCTTTTGCAAAGCAATCAAACCGCTTCAATAAAATTTTCAATTGCTCTCCAAAGTCCCGAAAAAAAGTAAAAGTTATTCTTGTTTACGGGCAATCTTTCGCCGCTGGCGCGCAAAGCAATGCAGCGCTCACGACTACTCCGCTTTATGGCAATGTGATGTTAGGTCAGACTCCTCGCGGCTCATTCTTCTCTAACCCTCCGCTGGGCAGTGAAGTATACGGCCCGGTTGGCGGGGAGAATAAATTTTATCCTTTGCATGAAGTTTGTCAGGATGTAGACGGGACCATTATCACGCAAAGTGGCTATGGCGAAACGATTTGTTCAACAGTCGGCAATGAGTTCAAACGCCTGCACAACGAAGCAATGGGCGTCGCCAATGATGATGACATGGTTGTTTGTGTAGGTAGTTGCGGTGTATCCGGGCGGTCAATCGCGCAGTTACAGAAAGGAGCATCCCCGGAGCTTTACAACAGAGTTGAAACCTTTCTTGCAGGCGTCGCGGAGGCCTGTGCAGCTGATGGGGTGGAGTTTGAGGTTATCGGGATCATTTACCTGCAGGGAGAAAATGATAATTCCGCCAGCACCACGTACTATGCCGCCCAGTCACAGACTATGCGGCAGAACCTTATCAATTCCTGTAAGGCGGCATCCGGGCAGACCTTCGAACCAATTTATTTGATTAACCAGATTGGTAACACCTATATCAACACAATGGGCGTACCACAGGCGCAGAACAGACTGCCGGAGCAGGCCGACAAAACCATTTTGGTTGGTTCGTATCAGGGACTGCCAAACCCCGGAGCACATCTCTGCTCGAACTCCTACCGCAAGCTGGGCTGCCTCTTTGCGCGAGAGCTATGGCGCTATTACTCAGGTAATGGCGATTTCACTTTTCGGATTCTGAAAGCTGTTCACCGTGACGACAAAGTTTATTTGTCTCTAACGCCACGGGTAGCGCCACTGAAATTTTCTGCTGTATACGATAAATGGACAGAGACGCTCTACGCAGATAAAGGGATAACGCTCACAGATGGTGACGGGACATTTTCCCCGGATGATTTAAGCGTTGAAATAGTTTCTGACCGTGTGGTCCGCATTAAGGTCAGTCGTGCCTTAACCGGCATAGTGACAGTGTCCCTGGGGGATAAAAGCCATAACGGTATTCATAATATTAGCGACTCATCCAATGAAGTCGGCGGGCTTAGCTGGGTCTACGGAATAAACGGTCAGTACACTCAGGAAAACATACCTTCTCTCGTTAATAAACCTTACGCGCTCAATAATTTTGCCGCTATTCAACAAATTCAGTCAGAGGAAATTAAATATGTCTCTTGATTTAGTTATGGGTGATTCTGTTTTTGCATCAGGGATAGGTATTGATGTTCCTGTATCAGAAAACCTGCTTTCTTTTGGTCTTGGCGGCGATCTTTTCGGTGTGAATCTTGTAGAGGATGGCGTGCAACCGACAATTGTCGGTGCGCCTGCCAGACTGGACGCATACTCAACGCTGCTTGGTCCGGGAGGGTATCTTGATCTGAATATTAAGGAGTCGGAAAATTTCACTTATTTTGCAGTGTTCAAACTTTGGAATTCTGGTGGGGGCGGAAACACGCAGCTTATAGGCACTTTCCAAAGTTATGCAGCAGATGGCACTACAACGGTGGTTGGCTCGGGAATTGTTCTTGAGGCTCCAGGATATCGGGATGTGATCTGTTCAACGTATGACGGCGGCACGGGTTCATCGTCTGCAAACAACGTTGTAATAACGGATGTTTCTGATCTGCCGACAACTGAAGCCACAGCCTCCTGGCGATGCCTTATTGGCTGCTATGACGGTACTGGTATTAATGGCACACCTCGACTCAAGCGAATTATGGATAAAACTTCCGGAAAATCTGGTTCCTCGTTGACGCCAACAGGTGTGGTTCGTGATATGCGCGGGGCTTCAACTATCCGCGTGGGTAATACCGGACCACGTATTACTCAAACAAAATCGCTTGCGTTTATGGGGTACGCCTATTACGACCGACAGTTAACAGATTCAGAAATGAACCTGATGTATAACCGTTTTAAAGATATTGGTGAAGTTCAGGGGATGCCACTATAAAGAAATCCACCCGGTAACGCTGGCATTAGGTCAGCGGGTGGCATTCATTTTTAGGCTTGAATATGCTGCCACCCGCGAAGGTGGCAGCATGTATTCAGACCAGCCCCCTCTCATGGAGAATGTCCATACCGACACTCACCATCGCATCACGCTGATCTGCAGTGAATGCGCCGTCATAGTACGCAACACATGCAATGTCACCGTACATCGACGAGGTGGTGAGGCCGTTCGGATCGCCACCGATGCTGACAGCCGTATCCAGCGATGTGTTTTCCGGGAAGCCGGTACCGATAGGACCATACTGCAATCCGGCATCACTGATCCGCACGCTGGCCGCTTTAGTAACCGGGTCAAAAACGCCTACAGCTACATACCATTTGCCAACTTCCGCGCTGATAACACCGGCGGCAGCAATGGTCCCCGGCGTGCCACTCGGGTAGATATAGGACATGTAGAAGCCGCCGCTGTAATAGAAGTTAAACCCGGCGCTGTTTACACGGTTGCTGAGAATGTTGATATAGCGGTCAGCGGCATCCAGCTTAAACGCCACGATGAACGATACGGCGCCCTGCCCGGTCTTCACCAGGTCAGTCACTGACGGTTTTGCACCGTTAGGATAATGGAGGCCCCAGTCGCGGATTTGACCACCATTTGGTTTGACGGTATAGCCGTGCCCGCTGTTGTCCAGTGGGTTCAGCAGGTCGAAACTGGCAATGGTCGGGAGCGGTGATTTGCTTTCCAGTTTTGATTTGATGGTCACATAGTCGTGGTTCCAGTCGGTGACAGGAATAACTTGATTGCAAAGAATGCGAACGCCAGCCATGGTGGCTCCTTGTTAAATATTGGGTGAGTGTTCGGAGGTGCCGCGGTTTTCGTTGCCGGCACCGGTCAGGGTGCCGGTATAGGTCGCACCGTTCATCGGGTCGAACCAGTCACAGCCCGTCGCCCTGACATTGGATGTATCGAAATAAAGAGCCCCTGTTGAGTCAGGGATAAGCTGAATATCCGCGCCGGTTACCCGGCAGCGGTTCCCGGTATCGCCGACGCTGTAGCGCGCCAGTAAGCCGCCGGAAATATCGAATTCAGCTTTTACCCCGGAGGCGTTGATAATCGATGGATAGCAGTTACGCAGCGTCACTTTCGGACGGTATGAGTATTCGCTGGTGCGGTAAGTCGTGCCGCCGACAACGGTATCCCAGGAAGAGGACGCGCCCGGCATAAACACCGTCGGGCAGGCATTCTGCGCGATGACCGGATTATTGATGATGCTGATGACGTCCTCTGCGATGATCTCAGCGTTCGTCCCGTTCGGGCGGAGTTTAGTCCGGCTGGCGAACGGGTTCTGTGCCATATCGGCTCCGCAACGAAACACCGCCATCACCGCATTCTTACCGTCAGGCACGTTAATTGCGGTCATGCCCTGCACTTTCACCATATCCGGCAGATAGGTTTTCTGGGCGGAGTTGTAGAGGTTACGGAACGGACGGCAGAAGGTGAACGCTAAATTATCAGGCAGGGAAGCCGGCACACCATCCAGATCAAAGACAATATCTTTCCCGGAAATCACATGCGGGTTTTTGGTCGACACACCATAATCAACCGATGTCCCGCTGTTCATACGAACAATATCAAATGACAGCACGTCAGACGCCCACGCATTCGTGATATTGCGGTCGAAACGCACCACCAGCCCGTCGATAGCCAGGTTACACTCGCAGTCCCCGGCGTAGTCTTCCCGCATATTGATAAAGAAATTCAGCCGGTCTTCGATATGCCCGGTCTGCTCCAGGCTGTACTGCGTGATATTGAAGTCACAGTCACGAAGCGCGAACTGGCCACCGCCCTGCAGGAATATCTGGCGTCCCTTGAATTTCGTCCTGCTGATGTAGATGTCATAGCCGAATGAGTGAAAATCGAACCGGTTCATAACCGACTCGGTAATAAATACCCGCTTCAGACCATGATGCCCCTGGAATCCCCAGCCGTAGAGGCCGTAATATCCGCTGATGTGAATATCGATACTGTTACGGAAGCAAACCACATACGCGCCGCCGGAAGTGTTCGGGATACATTCAGCGGCTGCGTTACGGCAGTGAATATCGGTCACGCCATACGAGCCGATCGCCACGCGGGACTCGATATCGCCCGTCGCCCAGTTATCCATCACCAGATTTTCAATGTTGACCTGCGAGCGCTCAACCTGAATGTTCACGAATTTGCGACCGTTGCCTGCTTCAAAAAACGCCGGGGGCTCAAAGTTAAGCCAGGCATTTTCTTTCGGCTGGATCCAGGCTTCCGTGATGGTGCCCGCCGGGATATTTTTCACCAGTACATCAGAAACCGCGCCATTACGACCAATGCGGGTGAAGTCCCGGAAATGGACCTGGTTACGGACGTTAGTTTTATTCCCACTGCGGTACAACTCGACGGATGAAGAAATAAAACCAAACAGCGCGCCCCGGTACTGGCTTAACTTCGGCATCGGGATATCCATGCTCCCGCGCTTCAGATAGGACGAATAAGAGGTATTGAGTTCGTTCAGTTCAGCCGCAGTGAAGTTGACGCGAGCCTTGCCCTGGATGCGGAACATATACATCGGGTCGGGGGCACCATCATCCACACCATCCACTTTCCCCCAGCGGGTTTCATCCGTTCCGCTGCGATTGCAGGTTACGATCGTAGAGCCGCTCAGATAAGCAGACGTCCTTACCACAATTTCGCCGCTCACCCAAAGGAACCGCCCGACATTCTGGACTACCGGGATAGCGTGCTTAGCCGCGAAGGCATGGCAACGGGCAATGGCCTGATCCGCCGGCTCGATATCAGCCAGTAACGCCTGCGCCGCGGACTCATTACCCTGCGCAGACAGCGTGGCATAATTCTGATAGACCGACTCAGGGATCCGGGGCGCGCCAAACATGTCATAAGAGACAAAGTCACACTGGCGGATCCAGCGGCGCCCATCCGTACCGACCAGCACTCCACCGCCATCATCTGGCGACGTCGTATCGGAGGCATCGACAACGAACCGGCCATTGATGCGCTCGCCCACAACATCACGCACGGTGGCTTCGCCAGTGTAATTACGGATATCGTCATAACCCACCGCCGTATCGCCGGGGGTAATCCCGCCAGCCTGCCCGCCGCCGCTGTCACTCCCGCCCCAACCGACTTTCGTCCCGTCTTCCTTAACCCCGGCAATCACCAGACCGTTGCGCGAATAAATCAGGAAAAGCCAGCCGTCCGGCGCGTTGTTGTCAATCACGCTCCCGTTGAAGTTGAGACCTGAGTCGCCAGTCACCAACTGCGCGACTGACTCAAACTCAGTGACGCCGTCTGTGCTTCTGATACGGAAAGGGCGAATACCATTGCTGGACACGATATCAAACAGTGAATCAGGTGATTCCTGTAATGATCGGGTACGCTTGTCGATCTCATCAACCAGTGCGGACGACGGCATTTTTCGCCCGGTAGCGACCAGAGTACCGCCGTTATTGATGACCTCAATAGCAAGCGCTGTATCGTCCGGACTGCGGTAATACGTTGTGCTCCCTTCGGGGATATTGGCAATATCCGCCTGTGCAGCCTCAAGTGTCATGTACTGCCTGCTGAGCGGTATCAGGTTTTGACGAATTTCATCATTCTTCGCCATCATCTGGCGCCATGAGTACAGCGGATCTCCGGCACGGTCGGGAACATCGGCAGCGGGTCCGTTGACCAGCTTATCCAGGCGCGTGGCGTTATCGAGCAACACTACGGGAGAATTACTCCCCAGCGGCGGATTAAAGGCCATGTTTTTTTGCTCCAAAAAGAGGATTCGCCCAAACGAGGGTTTGAGCGAAAGAAAGTTAATCGGGGAAATTTTTGGTTTTAAGAGACGCTGCCGGGGTATGGCGCGTCGTCGTACTGGTAGAAAATGTCGCTGTACTGTCTGGTCGTCACCTGGCAGGTTCCGTCCGCCTGCGGGGCTATCTCCTCAAAAATGGCGTCATAAACACTGCGCGTTGAGCTGCAGAACACCAGCCGCGGCGGTTCGATACTCGGATCGTTTAACTGGATTTCATCAAAAGCAGCCTGCCACGGAACGGACAACTGATAATCCCCGACAAAGGTGGCCACCAGCAGCCCGGAGGCAGAACCATCCTGGTAACGCAGAATTGCGCGTGGGTTTTCAAAGGACCAGTCCAGCGGCTCGGAGACGGTAAATACCGTTTGACCGCCAGATGTGGCCATATCCATAACCAGACTACTTACCGTTTTATTACCCGGAATGTCATCCGTCAGCAGAATGCGATCGCCATACTGATAGACCAGCGCATCCAGTTCTGTTGTCGTGTTATGGCCCAGCCGTTGATGCAGGTATTTCATCAGGCGGCGCATGCCGATTTGATAGGCGCGGTTCGGGTCAAGCACCCCATCGAGGGTATAACTCTCAATTTTCCTCGGTGTGGGGTTATCCGGAGTCCGGCATTGCACCGTTTCTTCTGACCACGTCGTGCCATTGATATAAGTGACATCCACACCATCGTAATCATCGGCGGACGGCGCCGAGAAGGTGGTCTGTAACTCTTCGGTCATTTCATGCGGGCTGATAATGCCGGACCAGTTTTTAATCCCTTCCCTGCCTACAGATGCGAGCCCGTCACTCAGCAGGAAATATGATTTCCCCGCCGTGGTGATCTTCTGCAGCATTTCCAGCGCGGAGACACTGTCGCCTGTCGCGAAGTCGAAATACTCATTTTTCGGGGTCCAGTAGGTTGCCTCAAGGGTGTTAATGGCTTCGGTGTCCATTGCCAGGCCAAGAGAATTACCAACATGAAACAGCGCGCTGGAGATGCGCCGCGGGGCGCCAGTATCATAAATACGCGTGGCCACAACGTTTACGCGCCGATCAGACTGCGCCGCCAACTTGCCGCCAGATTCCACCGTCACGGCCATTAATGATACACCGGCATATGATGCTGGCCGGTTCAGTAACCTGCCGCGCAGCGCCTGCCAGTACATCGAATCACGCGCGTTATTACTCCCCTGCTCATTGCGCCGGCGGCACCGCACCTCAACCAGACCAGGGGTAGCCAGTTCAAAGCGCTCAGTGAACCCCAGGGCATTTATGTTCTTCATTTCGTAAACACCCTGCCGGCTTATCCACCCGGTACCGGAACCATACACCCGATACTGGATTTCCCATTCACAGTGCCTGACGCGCTTCTTACCTTTGTTGTCAAAGCCGCAAATGCCGGAAGGGAATGAAAAATTCACTTCAAATGCATTTACCACCTCATTATCCGGGCAGGCAAGAAACGGGCCCATCCAGCTATTGTTGTCGTTAATCCCGGTCGCCTGGTAATCAATCATCGTCCTGGGTGAGAACCCCGGCCAGGTAGGATCAATGCCTCCGTTAATCATGCGCTGTACCGTCGCGGTCGTACCATCTGCTGAGGCAATACGGTATTCATTTCCCCGGTGCGCCAGCGACAGGCGCTGCGTCCCTTCAGGAACGCCGGAAAATGCTGCACCGCCAGCACTGCCATAAGCGAGGGTGACATTGGCGGTGATCGCCGGGCTGCCGCCACTGGATGCGGTACCATCAGTGAAAACCGGACTATCCCCGAATACGGAAACAGGAAGTGATGATGCGGTAATACTACCGCCCAGCCACGGGCTTGACTTCTCAATGATACGCACTATCCCGCCATCATCCTGCGCGACCAGGTTAGACCCGGCGATCGCTTCATTGATTGCCGCCAGCAGGCCAGACATATTGCCGTAGTTAGCGATCAGCGAAACGGTATAAGTCGTCGCCTGCCATGTCAGGGTAAACGTCTGGCTGCTGATCGAAAAATCATAGGTTGTTGGGGCTGCACTGCCGCGTAATGAAGCTGCCGATCCCCCCACACCCGGAACAGCATCCTGCTTTGGCGTGAACGTAGCGATGAAGAGATCATATTCTGCCCCGTTAATTTCCAGCGTAACAGGCATGCCGGCATAGGGGTTAATCTCAGTCAGCGTGTCACTGAACAGGACGCTGTAACCCGATGAAGACGAAATCAGGTAGTTGGTCGGCGCGATGATAGTCACCAGCGCACCTTCCACCCAGGACTCAGGCAGAGAATCATCGCCATCATCATCGCTCAGCCCGGTGAACGAAACCGACGATCCCGAAACGGTCATGCTGTCGGCGGTAATATCGGATGAATCAGGCGCTGTCTGCGCCATATCAAGGCCGCTGCCGCTGGACGTTCCGCCCACCTCGGTAGAGTTGAACCAGTTTTCACTGCGGCGATCGCCGGAAACATCCGCCCCCGGCGGATACAGCGTCCAGGAGAATGAATCACCCAGGGCGGAAATAGGCGTCGAACCAATCCTGATATCGCCGTTAGCAAATGCCACATTTCCACGACTCACGCAGATCAACATCTCAACTGTCATTCTGGTTGGGTCATCAGGGTTAAAACGACTGACCGGCTGAACAACATAATCCGGATAAACCCGCGCACGCCCGAACAATTCCCGGATAGGATCACCAAGTTTTGCCGTGTTCGCTTTTGCCGGATTTAAGTCCAGAGACTTACCCGTAGATGAATCGTAGGCCCCCGTATCGAGGTTATTCATCATGTAGATGGAATAAGCTGCAGCGGCTACCGCTACAACCAGGGCGGCAATGGCAAAGCCTGTCGCGTAAGGGACGGGGTAAATCTTCACGTCAGTATCTGGTAACAGTTCGCACCGCGGCCATTCCTCTGATGCTACGGGCACGCCATCAATCTCAACGCTGATTGGCTGTGGCAGCCCGGGATCATAATTTTCGACATTCCTCTGCATCCACTCATGCAGGGTTATGCGCGCATGCTGATGGCTTTCAAGTGGTCCGCCAGGTAACCGGGAGGGATAAATACTGATCGTCATCGCCAGAATTCCACCTTGATAAATCGCCGTTTAAATTTCCAGACCGGCATAAAAGAAACGTTCGAGCCGGGGTTACATTCCGCTACCTGCAGCAACCCGTTCAGCTCAACAACAATCCCCACATGGGTGACCATTGTTCCCGAATAACACGCCACGCCAGCGCCGACGCATGGTTCACAACGCTCAAGCTTCAACATCAGCTTTCTGGCTTCTTTATCAAGGCCGCCGCCATCTTTGGTCACACCTGCAAAGTCTGGCCATTCGGGTAATCCAAGGTCGCGTCGTATCTCATTTACGATGCCAAAGCAGTCGAGTTGCGGATACACTCTGCCGCCCTTCAGCCAGGTGACCGAAAGGTATTTATCAGGTTCAAACATGGGGAAACCTCAACTCATGTAACGGAGGCCGGGATACTCATTAAGGGTGTAACGGAATCTCGGCCAGGCGGTATCGAGAACGTTCATATAGCCGGCTGTGATTTGTGCCTGCAGCGCTGTCCAGGATCCCGATTTGATAGCGAGCGTATACGGCACGGTAGCCGGAGCGTTAAGGTCCGTTGAAACATATTGCCTGTAAGTCATAGAGCCATCTTGCCTCGCTGCCAGGGCATCACGAATCGCTGTACTCGCCTCCCCTTTTATGTTGCTGACAGCGAACTTCAAATCCTGTGTACCGTCGCTGTTTCTGGCCGGGATGGCGATATCGATAGCTGCGGCTGAAAAGGTTATAACAGCGCCATTTTCGGTCGTCGCTGTAATATCGTCGTAGCCCTTGCAGAAATAATGCACCGTCGAACCGATATTGATTTGCAGCGTTTCAATGATGACTTCCGATCCGCTACTGGCATAAAGCCGGTTAAGCACCGTCATGCTTTGGCCACTCCCTGTTTAATGCGATATCAAGCAGTGAACTACCTGCTATCCACTCGGGGTAGTTACCCCACGGCGGAGGCAATAGTGGACGCTCCCATAACTCCAGCGTCGCCGAATACCGCCAGTAGATGGGAGCCACCAGCACTGGCCCCTGATAGATATCCGTAAAACGACATTTGTAGAATTTTATGCCTGCGGGGGTTTGCAACTTCATCATGAACCAGGCCGCACCATCAGAGAGCGCATCGCGGTACCACGATTCAAACGTTAGCCCCTGAACATCGCTCTCCATAAACCAGGATACAGTCGCTTCCGTGGGAGTCGAGGTATACGCCCTGCGTTGTCTCGCCCGGCCTGTGGTGAGTTGAGTTCGTTTCAAAGGGCTGACTGGCTGGAATCCATAGCCTTCTTGTAAAGGCATAGGGAGATAGTCATGCGGATAAAATATTTCAGCCATTACCCTGTTCTCCGTCCAGTGTTATACCCCCCAGTTAATGCCTTGTGCACTTGGCCAACCCCTTTTGCCAGATCGTTAGCAACCTGCTGGTAACCTTGTTTTGCTCCTTCACGAGTAGCCTGCTGTACAAGCAGCACAGTCGCGTCAGAAGGATTTCCATTGATGGTTATTGGAGGAACCGTGACTGTGGGGCGGATGATGGTCGTTTGCTGGCTGTTGCTAACGTTCTGAACGCCAGTCCCAAACCCCGAACGCCCCAATGTGGCATCAAGTGGCTTGCCGTTCCGTAACGCCTCAAGTTGTGACACGCCGATTCGATTTGTAGACTCCTGGTCGAAAACGTACTCCCCTTTATGAACAATACCCGCTGGCTGATACTTTCCGCCTGAGCCAGTATATCCACCAGAAGCAAAGCCGACGGCGGCAGCACTGGAGATGCTGGACGTTATTGTAGCCATGAGGCCTGCAACAGTAGCCATTGCTGCTAAGTTGTATGGGAATGGCTGGCTTGAAAGCGCCTGCGCCATTGCCATTGGCAATTGAACAGCCGCCTGAGCAAGCGCAAAAGCTTTTTGCGTAACAAATGCCGCTTTATACATTACAGATTGCTCGCCGAACATCGCCCCCATCGAATCGGTGATACTGGAGAAAGAATTTTGCGCTGATTGCATCTGTGCGGCATAAACTGCGGTGCTTAGTGCTTGCTGGTTCTGTTGTCCTTGCTGTTGGAGAGCCAGCAATTGCTGCTGCTTCTGCTGCTCATTCAGTAAAGTACTTTGTGTGATCGCCTGCTGCTGCTGGTTCAGCCAGGAAGCATAATCAGTCTGGGCTTGCTTCAGCTTTTCGATAACCTCAAGCTGCGGCTCTATTTGCAGCCCTATCATGTTCAATCCCTGCCCTGACAGGTCACTATTGGTTGATCCAGACGTCAGCGTACCACCGGCCTTGTTCACACCTGATATAACGGAATCAGGCAGCACTGATTTACCAATCAGGTCGCTCGCCTGCTTCCCAGCAGCCTCCGGCGTCAGTTTCTTCAGCTCAACCATCTTCTGAAGAATTTCGAGGCGTTTTTGCAACGTCTCATTTTGGCGCAATTCCTTTGGTGCAATTTGCTCCTGCATTTTCCGGTAGTCATCCAGCGTTTTAACTGAACTCTGCAAAGCCTCCTGCTGCTTATAGGCCTGCAATACTTCGTCAGAACGGGAAAGAATCGACTTCTGGTCGGCGGTTAGTTGCGTTTTAGATTTGAGGTCAGCGATCTGCTGTTCGAACTTAACCCGTGCCTGCGTAGCGCTATTAAGTTTATCGCTGGCATCCAACTGGGACTGCATCGCGGCAGTCTGCTGGTGTATCTGGTCAAGAAGCCGAGTTGCTGCGTCCTCTGCGTAGGCTTTTCCTTGAGGCGTCTTCGCGATCTTTGGTGCTTTTGGATCTTTATACATCTCGTTAATACGAGAAACATTTTTAGCGTACTGGTCTGCCGTGATAGCGCCAGCCTTCAAGAACTCACTCTGCTGCTTAATAGCTTTATTTCGCTTATCAGCATTGCTCAAGTATTGAAGGTTAACTCGATCCGCTTCCTGCTGAGTTTTAATGCGCTTTTGTTCTGCTTTGTCATGATCTGACAAAATATCATTTAGCGTATCTTCCGCTGTAATTTGCGACTGAATAGCATCCCGTTGTTTGAGCATCTCCGGAAGGTTACTAAACCGAGCATTTAACCCGTTCCAAAAACCCCCATCCGCCTGACCTTTCTGCGCCTCGGCAATGTTTTCATTTAAGGTACTTAACTTGACTTGTAGGGTCTGCTCGCGCCCAATGTTGAGCATCGCATCCCATGCACCTTTAGCTGCTTTCCCCAGCGAGTCCCAGGCACTTTCAAGAAGGCCTAGATTCTGATGAATATCATTTGCACGCTGCTGCATGGTATTGGCGTACGCATCGGTCGCTACGCGTGCCGCCTCTTGCTGATTCCCTTCATCCTGCAAGGCCTTAATCTGGTTGTAGGTTGCCAGAGTTAAAAAATGGTATTGGTCGTTTAGTTTAGTAATGGCCGCAACCGGATCAGCTGCAATATCGTTGAAGTCACTCACAAGTTTTTCAGTGGCTATTCCTGTCGCGTCACTGATTTTTATGACTGCAGTTGTTACACGCTCCAGTGAATCGCCTGCGACTTTTCCAGATGAAACTAACTGATTTAACGTTGAAGCGGCTTTCCCGGTGGTTGAATCAGCAACAGCTCCTGCACGAGCAGCCATATCAGCAAGTTGACCGGATGTTTTCCCTACCTGATTACCAGTTAATACGAGGGATTTATAAAATTCGTCCTGCTCTTGAGCGCCTTTATAGTAAGCAAGACCAAGAACACCAACAGCTGCGGCAGTAATCGTAAAAGGGTTAACCAACCCCATAACATAGGTACCAACTCCCTTAATAGCTGGCCCAATACCGCCAAACATATCTTTTAACTGCCCCCCCTGCTGCATAAGCACCATAAAAGGGGATTGGCCTGTAGAAAGTCCGACTACGATATCCGTCATCTGAGCGGGAATCATGCGCATTGCAAAAGCTGTCTGGGCAGCAGACTGCCCAGTTTTTTTCAAGTCGTCACGAAAGCCGGTTAATTTGTTACGAGTCTCTTCAATTCGCTTTGAATAAAGCTCAAATGTATCTGTATCTACCATCCCTTTCGATTTGAACTTCGCCAAATCCTGTTGTTGTTTGTCCAACTTATTCAGGGCAGCATTCACCGGGTCAATACGATCAAGAAGTTCAGATAGAGCCTGCTTTTCTTCGTCCGTAACCTTTATCACCTTGCCAGCGCTCGAAGCAGCACGGTCTCCAGCCTGAGTCATTTTTACCAGTGCAGTTGCGAGATTATCGGCCTGTTTCTCTGCTCCGGAGCTATCAATAACAATGGCAAGGCGGGAGGTTTGTTCTGTCATTTAGCGATCTCCGGGCAATAAAAAACCCGCTGATTAAGCGGGTTAAGAATAGTTTAAGAAGTGATAATCAGTGAAGGTTATCTTCTTTATTGCAAGGCATTGCATTACACCGCTTAGCTATAGCTAAGTCAGCCCCCTGTCGGATGCATGGTTCATTGCCTAGCTTTTTTATCTTGCTCATACTCAGATGCTATATGATCGTAAGTAATCTTGGCATTGAGGCATTGCCTGGAGGTGTCACCGTCCCTAAGGCATTCGCCATGATATCTAGCAATATTCGATGTCATACTAATTGCTGATATGAATATAGACTCACACGCCTTATTTCCATTACACGCTTGAGATTTCATGCTATCCAAAAGCCGCACTTCCTCAATCTGAGCAAAAGAATATGTACAAAAAAAGGATAATACCAATCCTACAAAAATTGCTTTCATACCCCTACCCATCAGTTAAAAAGCCACCCGGAGGTGGCTTAATAAATCAGCTTGCGTTCTCGCAACCCGGCAGACTGCGGTCAATCACAAGGTTGCCTTCAACACGCAGACCTATTTTACCAAACAGGAAAGCATGGTTTAGCTGAGTGACAACTACGTCTGACAGACCAACAGCACAACGATCTTTTTCAATCGCGCGGTCTGCTGCAGTTTTCACGTTAGGGATCCCAGTAGGGAAGATGATGACCGGGTAGCTATCTTCAGCAGTAACTCGTTTACCTTTGTAGAACTTGCCCCCGTTAAGGTTGTAGTTTTTGGTACTTGCTACAGTTAAGTCTGCAACACGCACAGTACAACCCGAAAGTAACAGCGCTCCAAGCGCCAATGCGATGACTTTTTTCATTTTATATTTCCTTTGATTGCAATCGGAAACATCCTAACACATGAGTTATGCATCGCAATGCTACAATTATTTAGCGTTTTTCCTGTCGTTTCTGCTCCGCTGCCCACTCGTCACGCCACGCATCGTCGAGCGCCAGGATAGCGGCGTCAAACTCGGTGCGGTCAATCAGGATGGTGCGCGATGCCAGATATAGCTCAATATCATTCAGGGATAATGGGAGCGGTACTCCGGCCATGCCAGCATATTTCCTGCTGCGCGATATCATGGCATAGGCATTGAGGATCTCCCCTGTTACTTCATCAATTTCTGGCTCAGGAATCGGTGGAAGGTTCAGTTGCTCCCGGCGCCATTTAGCCTTATCTCCCCTTTCGCCCCCGAACTCCTTTAGCCACGCCTGCGCCTCTAGGGCTTTTTTACGGTTTCCTGAGTCTGCTGCTCCTTACCCTGAGCTATGTTTGCAGCCTCTGCCAGAATCAGCCAATACAACGCGGGGTTCTGCTTCAGTAACGCGACGCCAAGTTCGGGCGTATACGCTACAGCCTTCTCAATACCATCCACCAGCTCACCTACTCCCTCCCAGTCTTTCAAAAGAAAGCGCGCGCAGTTATCGATGAGCAGATCATCAATTGAGTCAATTTCACCCACGCTGGCGAGATCGAACGCGTCGGTACCGACCTGATAGCTCGCGTCCATTTTGTCGATATGGCGCCGCACCAGCGCATTGCGTGAGCGGTACTGTGGATTCTCGCTGCTGGTCACCAGCAGGCGGAGTTTAAACAGTGCTTCTTCTTCAGGTGTGAATTTCTTTTTACGGCCATCAGGCTTTTTAAAAGGGAAAAACCAACGCTCGCCACTCAGATCAAGTCGAGAAGAAATAATCAGCATACAGACTCCATAAAAAGCCCGAACCGCGATGTTCTGCGGAACGGGTCAGGGAAATTAAGGTGCGGTGACAGTGATTTCAGAGGTTGCCGTAAAGGTGCGAGCCTTCCCGGTGATCGTGGCGTTCCCGGCAGCATTGCGGGTCACTTTCGCCGTTTTTTGCCCGGTAGAAACTACGCTGGCAATCGCAGGATCCGATGACGTCCACTGGACGATATCTGTTGAATCAGCAGGCGTAAGCGTGGCGGTTAATGTCACCGTAGAGCCGACAGCGCCATTTGACGTGGCTGGCGCAACACTGATTGCCGTCGCCGGTACTTTTGGCGCGCGGGTAATCGTTGGCGGCGTATTGGCGGCCGTGATATCAAGCTGAACCTGTACGATGTCAGTATTCCCGGCGTCCGGCCAGTCGCCAGATATCTGCACTTCAGGGAAGCTGAAGGTATAAGCGCCTTCGGCGTTCTCCAGCGTGAAGGTAAACGGCACCGTTTCGCCGGTGAAGGTTTTTTTATAAATCTCCCAGGCTGCCTTGGACCATGACAGCGTGATCTGGCCTGACGGTGTAAAGGTCGTCGGAATGTTTGCGCCAGCAAATGCTGAGCCGGTACCGATACAACGCTGAGTCTGCATGTTGTTATCAAACTGGATATTAAACGTATCCACACAGAAGCCGGCACCACCCGCCACCCCGTTCAGACTCAGGCCTGTCACTTCCTTAAACGAATAGCGCAGCGCGCCAGCACCATCCACCGGGTTAGTAAAATAGCTGGTATCGTCGGCTTTGGTTTCCCAGTCAAGCCCGGCGAAGGTAATGGTCGCAGTGATGTCGCCATCATTCGGGATTTCAATCTGGAAAGTGGCGACCTGGCAACCGCGGGCAATCTGTGCGATCCCTACGTCATCAGCGTATGAAGAAACTGAAAAAGTAATGCGGTTGTTGCCCATCGCCAGCACATTATCGAGCCAATCCGCTCCGAAACAGCTCGCCAGAAAATCATCATGCTGATTCCAGCGAAATTTGGTGCCGACATCACCGCCGACATCAATCGTGCCACGGGAAACGCCCTGCGCCATACGGTCACCGCCGATTTCATCGTTATCGTTGGTGTTCTGCGTTGGCATCAGCCCGAACGACGAACGGCGTAACAGGTTCCAGACACCAGCAGAGGGTGTCTCTCCCGGTGTGGTTTCGCGAATAAACGCGGTTACTACTTTTGCGCCTGAACTCACAGGAGCCTCCTGTTGATTGTGCGCTACAGAGCGCGATAAGGGATTTGAAGATTGAGCTGAGACCAGCCATCGGTTTCACCTGCCGGGATGGCGGATACGGCGAAGTAACTCAGTGCTCCGTCGTCCTGAAACTCGAAGAGCTGCGTTAATTTGTCGGCGGCCTGAGTCAGCTGCAGAGTGCCTGAACCAACGGGGACGAAAAGCTGGATGATGAGAACCCCTGTTCGGTGGACAGTCGGCCCCGCTCCAATTTCGTTAGCACCTGCTTGTCCGGGTATGTCAGTAAGACGAGCCCAGATTTTTCGACCGCTGGGATCGAATACAGGACCGTTTGGGTAGTCCACCGCATCCTGGGCAATAGCGGTCTGCGTCGTCATTCGTCTGATGACAACGTTTCTTATTTCTGTGAGGGTCATTTGTAGGCCTGAATCACACCATTAAAGGAGACGGCATAGACGCCTGTCGGCGCTTGCGTTGAGTGGCCATTCTCCAGCGGTACGGAGTAAGGGAGGTTTGACTGAATGTAAATCACCGAGTAGGCCGGCGCCTGATTGATGATATTTTTCCCGTTGAGGAATGTCATCGTTCCCCGCGGGTCAGGCTCTGATGGTATTGAATGATCTGGTTCTCCAATACTGACAAAGTGTGACGCCCGGAAAGTTCCTGCGCGATACTCAGCCGGACGCCGGATATCCATGCCATCGTTAACACGTGCTTTCTTTCTGAGACGGCCTGTCTTTGTCAGGTTGGCAGGATCGGCATAAAGAGATTCGTTCCACTCACCTACCGCTTTGTTGTACTGCACCGCAGTGGCGTTGATAGCCCATAACTCCGGGTTACCTACAGGCGATCGCTGGACGATTTCATTCAGCAGCTGAATGGCGATGGTTCTTTGCCGTAACCTGACGTCGTCCTCCACCAGCCCGGCGAATGCCGCCGGGTCAATGTTCCAGCCCTTAGTCATATCACGCCCTCCGCAGTTGAATGGAGTACGCAGCACCAGCAGAGTCTGCAGAAGCGGTAATGACCTCGTAGCGCTGGAGTACGCCAGTGATCGGGTCAGGTGCCGTGATGATGTGCTCAACCTCTGGCTTGTCGGTGACCTCATTAACGAGGGCTGTGAGTTTCACATCACCATGAAGGATGTTAACACCATCGATGCGGCGGAGTTTATAGCGCGCCAGCACTCCGCGCCCCGAGTAAGTCACCTGCGTTTCAGTGCCGGTTTCCGTAACCGGGTCCCAGTCACCTCGTACGGTGTATGTTCCAGTGAAATCCTTAACAGCATCCTTCAGGTCGGTATCGAATGCCGCAGCGACTTCGGTTTGCAGTTCGTCACGAATTCCCATTGCACCCACCACTACGCTGCTGAGGTTTAACGATCACCGTACCGTGGAGTTTTCGGGTATAAATTGCGCCGCTGCGCTTAACCCGCAGCGGGAGCGGAGCAAACTCAACAACGCCCTTTGCCGGGTTTGCGTAAACGACATGTCTGATCGGGTTTCCATTCACAAACACATCGCGAGGACCGAACCCGTCACCGGCATAATGCACATCCGGATTTTGCATGTTACCCCCTCACCAGCCGCACCTGCGACTGATTAACACCGTATGGCTTAAGCATGGCCAGAGCCAGCTGCAGGTCAGAATCAAGCAATGCAGAGCTGTTGGTAGCAAGTTCTGAGAAGGTTTTGGAAACAGAAACGTCGTCAGCGTCAACGGCCTTACTCAGCAATACCCCCGAGTCAGTTTTCTGCTGATACAGCCCGCCATTTGCCGCCGCCAGCGCCGCATAGGCGCCAGCCTGTTTTACATCGTCAGGAATGATGGTTTCGTGAGTTGCCTTATCGCACGGCATTTTCAGGTTAAGTCCATTCATCCAGGTATTAGCCATCAGCACAGATTTGGCTTTTTTGCTTTCATCCGCCCAGGTGGCACCGAGTATCGAATTGACATTTTCAACGGTGACGAAAGTGATCATGCATCACTCCATTTCTTTCCAGCCGTGCGCCTTCCAGTTCTCCACTTCATCAGGGTGAACGTTGGCTGTATTAGGAGCGCCGGGGAATGCCGGGAAATCGGTAATCATCGCCACCAGCTGCAGTTCCTGCTGTGCAGGAGTATTGGCGTCAACCTGCACGGTCGCAAGTTTTGCTGCAGCACGTTCAGCACGCTGCTCTTTGGTTAATCCGGCCATAAGCCCTCCACTAAAAAAAGGGGCCGAAGCCCCCGATAATTAACCCAACAGCAGAACCGAGTGCTCAGTTTTCACTGCCGCTACGCCCCAAGACAGGCCAACTTCGTAGCGCACCTGACGGTATTGACGGTACAGCGCCACCTGATAAGTGATGCCTGACACCGGGTCAGTAACGTTCATGACGTCATCCGCAGTATCACCGCCCTGCGGCATTGCCGGGGTACGCGCAGCCAGCAGGAACGCGTTACGGTCGAATGCCATGTTTGCGGTATATCCACCTACGGTAGTAATCGCGGAGTTATCCGCCAGCGCCTGACGCAAGCCCGGTGCTGCCAGGGTAATAGTGGTAGCAGTAGCTGCAGCAACGAGGTATTTGTTGCTATCACCATCAAACGTCACAATATCACCTGCCGTGAAAGAACCCGTGCCGGTATCAATCGCGATCAGGATATCACCCTCCGATTTTGCACCATTTACCAGATAATCAGTGGCAGCCGATGCCGCGCGTTTCTTAACATGCGCGGATTCATGGATGTTGAATCCTTCCAGTCGCCCCACGATACCCTCACGCAGCAGCGCATCGGTACCAGACTCGTTCACCTTGAACAGAACTGACTGTTTACCACGGAGGTTAGCAATCGCAGAGGAACCAAGGACCATCTGCAAATCGGTAGTCGGGGAGCCGTTATCGGACAATACCTGGCGCGCATTTGCCGCATCCGACAGATCGCCAGCAATCCCGAATGGAGCAGCACCTGCCGTACCGACAGCGCGGGAGGAAGCGAAATACAAAGCCGCGAGATCCGAGTCCATCTCATTTGCCAGCGCACGGAACGCTTGCTTGAACTGATCTGCCAGGATGGTGTTGTATGTCCCTGCGGGCCCCAGCGCTAGTTGTTCTTCACCGTTCCATTTGACCGGGGCCATTTTGGATTTGGTGATTTTGACATCAACGGTACCGATCGTCTGGTCGCCGTCATTTGGCGCAGTGGCCCCCGGGGTAATATCAACAGTGGTTGCCGGTGGCGCAACCGGCGCAGTAACAGTCTGGTCCTTCGCCGCAGCATCAGCTTTCGCATTGCGCGATACAGCCGGGATAAAACCGACCTGTTCGCGAGATACGGTATCCAGAGCCGTGAAGATAGTCGGGATCAACCCGGTAAGCGTATTAGCCATGTGTATGGATTCCTTGGAGATTAAAATATAGGGTTGGTTGAGCTATCCAGCTCCGACACCAGCTGCCATCCGGCGGCTGGCAAAGAATTAATCGACGATGGTGATACCGTCTTTGAGAGTTGATTGCTGATCTGTCGGGCTCAAACTGGTAAACGCATCGCGTTTCATCGTTTTCTGACCGAGTGAATGCTGAGACTGGCGAGAGCCGCCGCCCTGGTTGCCGCTGGCCTTCAGAATGTGGTCTTTCTGAGGGTATTGCTCCACCAGGAATTCCAGCGCCTCATCGAAGGCCGCCAGTTCGCCCGGCTTTGAGCGTGAATAAATTTTGTTGCCTGAACCGTCATAGGCAACGACTTTACCATCCTCGACTTTGAAGGACTGACCGAAACGCGCCTGAAGCATATCTGCTGGGATTGCCACTTTATCTGCGATGAATTTCGAGCCAGAGAACCGGCTGCCGATCATTTCCTTATAAAGCTGGCCTTCAAGGGTCGTCGCACGCTGAGTAGCTTCATCAAGCTGGGACTGGAAGGATTTGGTGATATCCGCTTTAACTTGATCAACGGCACCCGCGTCGATCAGTTTTTTCTGGTCTATTTTAGTCATCATCTCCAGCGCTTCGAGTGCTTTCGCCGGATCACCGATTTTGGCAAACTTAGCCAGACTGGCTTCAGCTGCTTCTTTGGCTTCACGATGAGATTTCGCCTCGCCATTCAGAGAGGAGATTTTCCCAACGGCCTGCACAGCATCAAAACCAACTTCCTGGCCGTCATCGTGGACATAGACGGGTAAACCGCTCGCATCGACTTCTGCATAACTTTTGCCGTTAACTTCGACTGTTTTCAGTTTCATGTGGTTACCTTTTCGGGGTCATCCGACCGTTGCACCGCTCACCATCCGGATCACGGCAATAAAAAAGGCCGCCCGGAGGCAGCCTGATTGAAGACTTAAAAAGCTTTAAAGTCTGGCGTTGCTGAACGCCTGAGCATCCAGGTTACGCAGTTGCTCCAGAGTCAGCCATTCGCCCTTGTCGTTGTAGAAGTCATCGGGCGACATGCCGCCGTCACGAATCAGTCGGGCCCGAGTTACGCCAACGATCTGGGACTGGCGAGTGAACGACTGGCGCGAGAACCAGCCCTGATAATCGGTATCCGAAGGCACCTGCCCGTCCATGCTGGCACGTGAGCTATCGGATATTTGCCCTACAGCAATACCCAGCTCATCAGACGATTTCAGGATGTAGGTTTCGACGCTGCGACAGCAGAAATGGATTTTCCCGGGTCCCTGCAGATACGGCACCTTATGGCCGATCGGCTTGTTATCCAGTGTGTACTTGAGGCGGTCGCGAATCCGACAGTCTTTTGATGTACGGTTATCCAAAGTGGATAACCACTGTTTACCCTTCAAAATGTCATCGTTCGCATCTGCGAAGCTTTTCCTGGCCGTCGAAGCAAGATGCCCCACAGCCGTTTTTGCAATACTGCCGGCATTGGTGCGGCTCATCTGCAGCGCGCCATCCTGATAACCACGGTTAGCATGACCACGGACCTTTCTGGCGATTTGCTCATGCGTATCGCCCAGGAGAAAACCCTGCCGCACTGTATTGGATATTCTTGCCATCCTGTCAGCTTCAAGGTTATCTGCCCACTCCGAAAGCAGGCGCCCCTGAAACGGCTGTGCCATCGCCGCGGCGTAAACGGCATCCGGTGAAATGCCCACCAGCGGGTGAAGCGAAAGCACATCATCGGGGATCGCAAACTGAAACAGGCTCAGCTGAAAGCCTGCTTCGTGTTGAGCGAGCAGCTGCAACTCTTCAGATAGTCCCGCGCACATTGACTGCACAGCCTCGCGATTGAGAGCTCTGACACTAACAAGCAGCGCTTCCAGTCGCGAGACGGTAAAGCTGTCAGCATCCAGGCTATCCATCGCCACCAGCAATCTGGCTGTCAGTTCCGCATCGCTTTCATTCAGGATTTTTATCATTCTGTTTGCAACGCTGGTGCTGTACCGCGCTACCCATATCGCATGGGCTATCGATTCATCCTGAAGCTTGTCATTCGCCGTTGCCATTTGCACCACCCGGGTTACTTAGTCCGCCGGCAAGCGTGACCTGCTGATTCCGCAACTCGTCGATCACCTCTTCCGGTTTGGCGTCCGGGTCGATAAATTTCAGCGCCTGCAATACGCGAACAGCATCGACCTGACGTATATCGCCACCCTGACGGAGCGACTGAACAGCTGTTGCAGCTGCGGCATCAAACGTCTGGGCTGAAACATCCAGTTCGGTGCGTACATCGACATTGCCGCCTTCTTTCTCGCCCAGCCATTCCGCCATAATCTGCAGGATATTATCGAGCGCATCCTCAAGCGAGCTTGCCATGGTGTAGAGAGGTGAATTCTCCTGCATCCGCTCTTCGTGAGTCTGGTCTAAGGATTTAGTCGATGTGTTTTCCGCGCGCAGCAATTTTGCGCCGGCCTGACGCATCTGGTTTTCCAGATCCTCAAGGGAAATCTTACCGGCTTCAATCGCAGCTCCGGTATGCTCGACATATTCCAGTCCCTGCCGCTGGCGGTCATCGAAACGAGTCGCAGAGGAAGAACCTATCGTCAACGTTTCGCCATCAGCCAGACCGTAAGCCACCAGCAACGGCACACGAGCGACATGCAGGATGTTGTCCTGTTCACTCTGACTCTGCCAGTGCTTGATATTCAGTAAAGCGAGATTAAGCAGTGGCGGTGAACCGCGCATAAAGCCTGTTCGCTTCGTGTAAAGCGTCACCAGGGGAATATCATCGCGACTGGTTTCCCACTCGTCGTGAATCTGCCACTGGCTTTCACCATTTTCACCTTTATTTCGGCGATAAATTTCAACCTTACCCGGCATGATATGGCGTATTTGCTCAACTTTCGTTTGCCCGTAATCATCGCCATCAATAATGATGACCTCTCTGATACGCAGATCGGTCAGCACCACTTTCCCTTTAACCACTTTCGATTTCCAGCCGATGACCTGGCGAGGATTTAACATCGTGGCATACGGGCGGGATCCCGCGGCTTTTTCGTCGGCTTTAGTTTTTACTGCCTCCGGGTCAATTTTCGGGAAGTCCACCAGCGCATGTACCAGACCATACTGGAATCCGATGCTGAAAAATTGCTGTGCCCAGACATCGAGCCGGTTTCCTTCCATATCAATATCTGGCGACAACTCTCGTATTTGTTCAGGAGAGTCCTCACTCAATACCGTCGGCTCAGCAAACACTCGCCCGATGTTTTGTTTAATGGCCTCTTCATAGGCAGGTAGTAACGTTGCCGAAGCTAAACGCTCCTTATAGCTTTCAGGATCTTCGTTCGGCCATTTCGGGAGATACTTCTTGCCCTGTCGGCGCATTTCCAGCGTGCCGCCCATCAGCGCATCATTAATATCCCATGCCTCAACCATATCGTTATAGTCGAGGTTGGGCGTTGAAATATCAGGCATGTTTTTACATCCGCAGTTGGGTGACTTTTCCGGTTGGTTTGATGATCGGGAATTGCTTCACAATGAAATACCCGCCGGCATCGTTAGGGTGATCGTTATCCGCCGTTTTATCCGGCTCACCGTTCTCGGCCCAGACCTGTTGTTCGAGCGATTCTGCGTACACCGGGCAGCGCTGTACGTTCACCTTGTAGCGACGTTCGCCGTTGCCATTGCAGAACATGGCATTCATCGAGTTGATGCGGTCTTTCACTGGTGGGTTTGATGCATTAACAACCACATTGAAGCCAGCCTGCTTAAGCTGGGCGATATCAGTGGCGCTGGCATTGCTGGATTTACGAGAATCACCGGAAGCATCCGGATAGATATAGATTTCACGCACCTTGCGATAATCTTTGCCGTCGTACAGCCAGAACCGTTCTTTGATGATGCGAATCATGTCAGGGGTATCGTAAGCCTTCACGATTTCATTCACCGCAAACGGAAGCCCCAGACGTAACACGTGAACAATCCCGGCCATCTTCCCGACGTTAAAGTCCATACCAATATACAGAGGCTCGCCGGGCTGCTCCTCTTCCCGGCAGTTATTCAGCTTACGATCGAACTGATGGTAAATCGTCCCGCTGGTCAGGTTGGTGAACTGGCCACGCAGATAAGCCTTTATCAGTTCCGGCGGGTATGACTCCATCAATGACGGGATGTAGTCCGCCGGCAAGTTCTTTTCGTTGTCGAACGTCGAGGCCTGAACCAGTCCGTACAGCGTTGAGAGAGAGGGTTTATCACGCACAGCCTTTGCGAACTGCTGATAAACGAATTTAAACCCTTCCGGCGTCGTGGTGACGTCTATTCCGTTACGCAGGCCGGGCACCTTGTAACGCATACGCGCGATGATTTTTCGCCAGGCTAATTGCGCCTTTTGCGCGGGCATCACGTCCAGCTCATCAATCAGCGCGTTACCAATTTTAAAACCAACGATGGTTTGTGGTTTCTCCATCGAGCGGCAGATCGTGGTTCCGCGATACTGGCGCCCGGCGTAGAAGTGAACCTCTTTGTTCCCCTCGTTGATTTTGACATTCAGCCCCCAGTCATTGGCTACTTCCTCAACGGTGGGATAAAAGATGTCACGGATCTGCGGATACGTAGGGGCAAAGTAACCCTGGTTGATTTTTGGGTGTTCCCACATTCCTTTGCAGATGCCGCCGCAACCGACCCATGTTTTGCCAGAACCGAAGCCGGCGACATAGGCCTTAAACTTGTACTGCATCGCAAGGAATTTGGCCTGAGGAACGTTAAGCGTCGGTGCTATCGCCATCCTCTTCCCTCACTCGCGCATCGACTACGTTGATATTGATCGCAACTGGCGTTGGCTCGTCATCTTCCGGGTCAGCGGCCAGTTCTTTGCGAAGTTTGTCGATCTCCAGCTGCCGGCGCTCAATTTCTATCTGCTGCAGGCGCTGGGCGAATTCACTATCAGCCAGGCCGAGACGCTTCATCACCGCCTCGAACATTCGCTCGCGGCTGATAGCGGTTATCTCCACACCGTTCTTTCCGAGCTTCACGCCGGAATAGGCAAGCGCTGCATCAGGCGCCAGCTTGCGCGTATCAGCGAAGAAAGGCTGGCCGATACCATCCCCATTGCAGCGAGGACATTCCGGGTTAGGTGCGCTAGTGTGGTCGTAGCCGTATCCCCCATCATCCAAAGGTTCCCGACGTTTACGCTCAAGTGCTTCGAGGCGCTTCTCTTCGTACTCTACGGCATCGCGCCACTGATACTGATGACCGAAGCCCCAGCAGTAACGGCAGCTCCCGCGGCGATACTGAGAAAGCTGGTTGGCGTCGAACGTTGCCAGCCGCCACATCTGCTCAAGCACTTCATCGGCACTTCCCAGCGTGCGCACGATGGATGCTTTCTGCTGCTGCGCAATGGCCTGCGCAACGTTAGGATTCGTTAGAAGCTGACGGCCATAGTTCGGGTCGCTGTAGCCTGCACGCGCAGCGGCTGCCGTTGCATTCTGGTCCTTGAGGTATTCAGCAATGAAGCGCTTAACCTTAGGACTTAGTTTGCTATCCACCAGCTCTTCTGCGCACTTTTCCTTTTGCGCGGTGCGCAATTTCTTCTGCGCAGGTTTTTGCGCAGTTTGCGCAGTGGGTTTCTTGATGTATCGGCGGGCAGTAGCGTAATTCAGTCCCTGCGCTTCACACCAATCCTTCGGTGATACGCCGGTTGCGGCATGATCGGACAGGAACCGTTGCTGAAGCTCGCCCCAGTCCGGCTTTGCCATGGATTACTCCAATAAAAAAAGCCACCAGCGAACGCCTGTGGCCTGTGTGGGTTGTGGTGTACATATTGGCTCGGGTGTGCCTCTCTCTGTAGGGTAGCCATCGTGATAGTCGCGTTCTATCTCCTGCTTCTTTGACGATTAACAAGTACACCACAAATCGTCATTATCACATGCACTCATAGAATGCCTGCTGTAACGACTTAACTGGACTGCTCCGTGACTGTATCAAACAGTGCCAGCGCTTCGGTTGCTTCCTGAATCGCCTTTCGGGTTTTCGAGACAATCTCACTTTCCGTGTAAACACGATCGAAAGAGTCTGCAAAGAGCTCTGCTTTGAGATAGCTATCGCCAACCCAATCAATGGCCAGCTTAGCCGCGGCAGTGTCGTAGTTAACTTTCTTGATGATATCTAGGCGGATTTGTTCGGATGCGGTGATCTCTGACATGTCTTACCTCTGTGCGATGTGGGGCATTATCGAGGTCACTCTGAGAATGGCCTCTGTGATGCATTCGCATTTATCCTTGCCACGTATACAAGCAGAGCGGTTACCTACAGGATACTTGTTGCGCACAATAAAAAAGGCCGCATAAAGATGCGACCTTTGGTTAATACCAGTTAGAAAACTAAAATCTCTAAGGAGCCACCCGGGTGAGACTTTTCTGCTTAATAACTGACCTCTGCCATTTCGGTGTTAGCTGGCAGTAGTTACGAGATGATAGCTTCATTTTGGCTATCGATATCATTTAATTACTGAAAAAGCCCTTTATATTAATTATTCACTACTATCCAGAACATTGAACCAGAACAAAAGATGTATATGCTGTTCTTTTGATACCAATGATCAATTCGCTCCAACCAAGTGGGTTGCTAACAAATTACTCGAGGGTTCCTTAGACAGTGACCCATATATTTAAATGCTCAATGTAGCGCTGGATAGGAACATAGATAACCACTCCGTTAGAAAGATCAACAGACTTGATAACACACCCCTGTGGCGCAAAATATTCCCCATCAGAATGAGGCTGGATTGAGTGTTCGTCTCCGTAACGATAATCGTGGGGAAGTTTAGGAAGTGAATTTTTCGTCATGGGCAGCTTCTTAGATTGAAGGAATTTAAAAATCAATAGTGCATTAGCGCCCATGAATTAGATACAAACTTTTCATTGTTTACCGCTCTATTGTCTCGCTTTCAGATTTTTACTAATGTGGCAGTATATATATCAATAAGTTAGACCTTCTCTGTATTACTTAGCACCCTTCTCTGTATTACTTAGCACCCTTCTCTGTAATTTGCGAGCAATTGGCCAGCACTGATTTGTTGTGCGCCAGAATGTCGCGCTTGGTCTGCTTATCCAGCACATTGATATCGTGGTCGGTCAGGTAGATGATTCGTACCCAGTTGCAGGCCGTATCAACCACCACCGGGGCGGGTAAACTTTTCGCGCAGCTCCCGATCAACATCGTCATCAGGCATATGGCTAACTGTCTGCTGTACATTGCAGGCCTCTCTTGTGGCTTCCTCTTTCCGTTCAGACGCGGCGACGCTAGCAGCGGCTTTCTCTTCAGTACGCGTTTGTGCTGATTTGGCTTCTGCCTTGCTGGTACCGCGAGCATGGCCAATACCGAATGCACCAGCGATAGCACCCAGGATAAGGACCACCAGCTCAGCAATAATTTCAAAACTCATTGCTTCGGCTCCTTCTGTTTGTCGGCCTTATCTTTCAATGCCGGCTGCCGTACATATTGTGAGAGCACCGCCAGCACTACCAGCGCAGGGCTAATTAGTGCAACGATATTTGGCGGAAGGATGTTTTTGATATCCGGCGGCAGCATTGCCCAAGCATGAAGCGCGGCATCCGGGAATGACTGCGCCCATACACCGACCAGCGCGCCAGCAGTCCCCAGACGAACAGACCAAGTTCTAACTAACAGGCGAGCATGTCCCACAAACTCAATCCGGGTATACTTTCTTAACAGCAACAACGTTAAAACAACCACCAGCGCAAGCAGAAAGAAGATAATTAGCTTCATAGGTTTACTCTCTCCTTCACCCACCCGAAGAGAAATTCTTCATTGGCTTCCCGCGCTTCCGCAAGTTCGAGATACCGTGCGCCCTGACTGCAGTTCAACCCTTTCTGTATCACCGTGACCCCTGCGCTACCCCGTACGGCTAGGTAACTGCGCAGTGCGGCGATCGTGATGTTCCCAATGACGCCATCCGGTTTCAGGTCGGGATATAGTTTGCCGCGTTGGTTCAGTGCCGTCAGCCAACGCTGAAGGAACGTTGTGGAAACACGCGGCCCCATGTTGACGCCGGTATCGCATAACTCTTCTGCGATTGATGGTGACAATTCGGCGATCTTGTCAAATTTGGGCTCCAGCCAATACTGCTGCATATAGATTTCTTTCGCAGTTTCCCGAGGGAGCTCTTTCATATCGCCTTTGTAACCGTATGCACGCGCTGTGTTCTGCGTGATACCCCAGCGAGTAGGGCCGCCTTTATCAGAGGGGTGATCGACATAACCACCCTCTTTGCCGAGGATACCCTCGATAATCTGGTCTGCTGTCATTGTGCTCTCACTCCGGTGATTCGCTCCCAGAAATACGTGAGCGCTACAGAACCCATAGTCCCACTGATACCGGCAGTGGCCAGAATCATGTAAATACTTAGGCCGCCTTCTATGCTGACAAGCCCACCGATGACACCGGTGAATCCTGAAACCACGATTTGCGCGAGAGCGTTAATCCAGCTCCAGGTAGCTTTGTTTTGCTTAACGTCAATCAGGTATCGGACAAGACCGCCCCAGCATGACAGAGCAAGGACAATCAGCCATGAGACTCCGGCAATGCTTTCTTTATCTTGCATACGTTTAGCCATATCACCTCCGAAAAAACGGGGTGCTGTGTGTGTTTGAAAGGGTCAGGACCGTTGGGCTGATTTATCAACCAAGCTCGTCGCAGATGATTCCCGTGAGCCTGATATAAAAAAAGCCGCCAAAAGGCAGCTTTAATGAAGTTGTTATACTGATGTGGCTCGATAGTAGATTTAACCTTTATCGCTTAAGGTGCACGTCCCTTTCTCCAGAGGGTTGTGCACGTCCGACCCTACCAAGTCGTTCGTAATACTGTAAGTTAGCAACTTTGCCTTTTTATTGAGAATCATAGAGATTGCGGGTCCTGATATTTTTTTCTGGCTATCCATATTGCCAAACACATATATATCCTCAATCTGTCCATCCTTATTAGGCGATGAACCATTGAAATACAGCTCAATGCCATAATGCTCTCCCTCCTTATCTTTCCAGCTAGCATAACGATGCCAGCCATCTTGTTTCTTCACATCTTGCCAAGTAACAATAGTGTTGTTTTTAGAATGTTCTGGAGAGCATTTGAAAACCATCATCGTTGGCTGGTTAGTGGCATGCGCGGAAGCCACTAAAAACAATGCTGGGAAAATAATCTTTCTCATAATATCGCCTGATGCAAAGCAGGGAATTATACACATGCGAATGGCAATGGTAATTTATGTCCATAAAAAAACCCGCTCGCTGGCGGGTTGATCAACGGTGAACAGACAATGCCCATCGTAAGAACAAATTAACACGAATTCGGGAAAAGTAAATATCTCAGCGCGTTATTTGTTTGAGCTGTCCCTCCGCCCATGCCTCTTCTATATCGAATTTAGTGATCAGTTCGTCAAAAAATGGTTTAACCGTCTTCTTCCATGTATCCAGGGTGATGGCATCCGTTACCTGGCAAATGGCACTGTGCACAGCAGTGGAGAGGATTCGCTCATACCCACGACCACCACAGCGCTTGCAGTTGCCCATGACAGGCACTCCCTGCTTCTCCGTCTCATCCTGGTTCACTACCTTCCCCCGACCGTGGCAGTCGTTACAGGCAGCGCTAACAGTCCCTTTTCCCTTGCACTTTTGGCAAAGCACCCGGACCTGCTCCCGGACCGACTTCACCTCCTCCCAGTATGATGGATAGATCCCCTTTGTAACTTTGACCCACTTCGGCGGTTTGCCGTCCGGATACGATACTTTGTTGGTGAAGACCTCTACGTCGATGAATCCGGAACCGCAGCAGCAGTCACATTTTTTTTTGCTGGAAGCGCTTCGCGAATAGTCCTCAAAGGCGAACGTTGCGAGGATCTGAATAACCTGAGGTTTTACGTTCGTCGCGAGCTTGCGCAGCGCGGCAACTTTATCGCATTTTGTCAGCGCATATTCAGCTAATAGACCGATAGCTCGTTCTCGATCATTGTTGCTAATGCCCATCTTGCCCAGAAAAGCGCTATACCCCATAGCAGCACGTTCCTGTGTCATGCCCATTGCAGCCATAATGTCAGTGCCGGTTAATGAGTCTGATGTCGTCGCTCGTGGAGAATCGCTAATCATAGTGGACTTCGCGAAGTGGTATTTCACTGTATTTTCGAGGTTCATGCTATTTCTCCAAGAGACTGATAAATGCGGACAAAGTTTTTCAAAATGCGATAATCAGTCATTACTGTTCCGCGGCACCGGAAAAGGCGGAGCTTTTGCCAGCGTTCGCGGATACGTTCGATAACGTCACGGCTCATGCGGCCTCCCGTTGTTTTATTAGCGCACGGCGTAGTGCGCTGTAATGGCGCCTGATGCCTTCCAGTTCTTCGATGGTGTATCGGTGAGGGGTGTTGTTGTTTTCCAGCGCCTCGACGCGCTCAGCGCCGATTTTCTCTACCAGACCAATGCGGCACTGCTGCTGGTTTCCTGACAAATTCACGTTGCAGTGATGGCACTGCTTGTGAATGTTGTCCTCGTGGTAGCGCAGGTGCGATGCTTTACCGCGGGAACGGTAATGACCAGCTTCCCACTGAACCGTGTCAAACGTGCCGCAACTGATGCAAGGCAAGTCGTAGTCTCGTTCGCGGATATAGTCGTTAACGACACGCTGGGTCATATCCTCCCAGTGTCTGAGAGGTTTCACCGCGGCTTTGCGTTTGCGCCATTCGGCGCGCTCTTTCTTCGCTTTCGCCTGAGCCTGCTTTTCGCGTTTCTTCTCAAGTTCCAGCATGGCAAATTCAGCGCCATGCTCAGGACAGCACCAGCGATGATTTTCGAATGCAGGAGTGAATTTCACCCGACATATTTTGCAGCGTCGTTGGGGTCTCTTTGCCATGTTCACCCCCACATCCGGTTGCGCCAGCGGGAATCAGGCCGCGGTGGATTCCTGTCTTCCACCAGCTCAACGCTGACGGTCCAGGTCGTAAAATCTTGGTTTAAACTACGTTCGACCTTTACCCCGCGTTTGCGGTACTTATCCATCAGTTCATCGGCCTGCTGGGTTGTGCAGTCGTGATGGTGAAACCATGAATATTTCATCGCCTCACCCCGCAAAGCTGAGCAATTGAGACGCTGCATTTTCAGCAGCTTCACGACTGGCGAATTTTTGGGACAGAATCCACCGCCAGAGCACATCTAATGATGCCTGGTAAAGCTGGTGGAATTCGGTTTCGTCCATACTGGCGAAGGAAATGCTACGGGGATGCTTTTTCAGAGTGCCATCCGGCAGCTGAAGCGCATCGTAATGGCCAGCTTCGACGATTACCCATGAGCGATAGGCGTCAAAGGATTTGCAGATGCTGATGCTTCCGGCTCGTTTTTCTGCGACGCGGTCAAGATACTGCTCGGCGATATCCTGGAATACCGATTCATTGCCGCCATGGGATGCAAGGAATTTGGAATAACCGAGAATCAGCCTGCGCTCGTTCGAAGAGATTGCACCGCCGGTAGGCTCCCAGTATTCAAAGCCCAGATTGAGTAATGCGAAATATCGGCGGTGAAACGCCGGATTGCGGACAAGTCTATATTCGGCCTCCAGGACGGCGCCGAGTTTGCATTTTGATTGTAGAAAATCGCTGGTCTCCGGCGTTGCGGGGATCAGGATGCCTTGAGAATGTTTTATTAAGTGAAGTTGCGCCATCACGTTCTCCGGTGGCGCATCACTGTCAGGTGGCTGGTTGTTCAGACCAGCACTGCAAGTATGATGTAGCTAGCTGTTAAGAGTCAATTTTTAGAGCCCATTTCCTTGATAACTTCCACCAACGATTTCCTTGTCCAGAGGTGTTCATCTTTTGCAATTTTTCTCACCGACACTTCGCTATTGATATTCGTTAGAAGGATTCGGTCATTCAAAGCTAATCGAAATGAGCACAAAACATGTCCGGAACCATCCGTGACGGTAGCCCAAAGATTCTCCTTCTGATTTGGCTCAATACCATCTGTCACATTACCCCCTGAGCGACATACAGACGCACTCATAAAAAACGGGTAGCAGCATCAAGGGAAACGCGAATGCGATGCTCTGGGATAAGAGCCGCCACCATCACAATTAAACTAATAAAACCAGTCGTCAGCACTTTCCCACGTCTCTTGCAGGATTTGCTCTACACGCTTTTTATCGCCGTCAGCGCCGCCCAAAACGCTGAGCCCATCATTGCTGGTGATCCGTATTCTTAATTTGCAGTCGTCATAGGACTCGGATAACCGGCGTAGAAGCTCCTTTTCAAGCGCAGGAACAGCCCCTGTAGGGAGTTTTTTGTCTTTTGCAATTGTGAGTTCTATTTTCATAATGAGCACCTCACGCAGATACTGTATAAATAAACAGTATATCTGAAGAATGAAATGGTCAAGACATTAAAGGCACTTTTTGCTAGCTCCATGCCTATGTTTAATTTGATGTTTTTCAATATTAAAAACCCGCCGAAGCGGGCTTTATCATGCTGCGATGTCTTTTTTCAGGCACATCTCCGGGAGATTTGCCCTCACTAACGCTTCGGCGAACGGAGGCGGCACAGCGTTACCGCATCGCGCCACTTGCTTATCCTTCGCATACTTAACGCCGCGGTAATCCTGGTCGATGATGTACCACTCCGGGAAACCCTGCGCGCGGTACAGCTCATGCGGCTGAAGCATACGCATGCCGATATCCACGATGCGGTAAGTTACCCCGGCGATTTCCACCAGCCCGGTGCTATCGGCTCCGCAATATTCTTTCAGGAACGCTAACACCTGTTGCGCGCGTTGCTCGTCGTAATACTCAACAGCGAGAGTGGTCTCAACTTCCCCGACGTGCTGGCCACCAGCGGTAATAGTCGGCATCGGCGCATCAGTTCGTTGCCCGTCTCGGCAGGTGCCGCGTAACTTAACCAGGTGAGAAGCAACAACGGCGTGGTGATTGCCAGTCGTAACCGTATGCGCAGGAGATTCCACGGAACCGCCAGAATGCCCGGTATTGTTCACCATAAGATGCGCCGCAACTACCGCATGATGGTCAACTGTCGTCACTGAGTGTGTCGGTTCATCCAGCCCAACACCGGGCCCGGTGTAGTTGCCGCCATAGTGCTTCGCCAGAAACGCGCTCACCGTCGCGAATTTGTTTCCGCCGGCGGTTACAGTCCCCAATGGGTTATTCAAATTTAATACACGCGGCTCCTGCCCGGGGCGCTCGCCATATCCCATCTGAATCAGCGTCGGCGTCACCAACTGCGATTTGCCTCCACCGCCCGCCGTGATAGTCGCGTTCGGCACGTCCACCCGGTGGCCGATGCTGGCGCCAAACTGCCGGGCAATAACCGGAGCGACGACGCAGGCACGGGACTCTTTCAGGATAATATGAGCGGGTTTATCTAGCGGACGTGGTTTGGCCTGGTACTCGCTGCCGCCGTTTCCAGCCAGGAACGGCATGATCGCGGCTTCGACTACCCCTAACGCATGACCATTCCCGCCGGGGCGCCTGGACGTGCCAGCCGTCACCGTTGGTACCGGTTCGGTGACTGACTGCCCGGTTGCCCCGGTGCGGAACTTCGTCAAATGAGGTACCGCGATTGCGTAGCCGTGGGTTTTCGTAATCGTCTGCAGCGGTTCAGAGAGAGCCTGCCCCCGGAAGCAATCGTATTTGCCTTTAGTGGTAGTGTGATTGCACTTTACGATAAACGGCGACGCGCTCTCGATAACAAAGCGTTGGATGCCGCGCGCGATCCGCTTCAGCGTATTCTCTGCCAGAGACTTTTTGCGGTCGAAAATGCTTGACGCTGGAATTGACCAGTCGATACATTCTGCAGCTGTGCGCCATGGTGCCAGTTTCCCAGCTAGCACCGCCGGTGATTTCGGATCACCATGAGTAGCTTCCGGCCATACTATCGGCTTACCGTCCCGGCGCATGACCATGAAGAACCGTTTTCTAATCGTCGGTGCGCCATAGTCGCAGGCGCGCAGTTCTCGATACTCAACGATGTATCCCAGCCCTTTTACCAACCGTGCGGCATCTTCGCTATCAAGCGAAATGTTCAGAAACTCGCAGCATTCTGCCAATGCAGGATGGTTCGCCGGGATACCGGTTGTCAGCATCCCTACAAATGCCCGGAATGTTTCACCGACGCATTCTGGATCCGGACGCATTTCTGCCGCCAGCAGCGGTCCCCAAGTTTTAAACTCTTCCACGTTCTCCAGCATCATTACCCGCGGGCCAACATCCAGCGCCCAGCGGATAACGATCCACGCCAGCCCACGAATTGCTTTTTCAACTGGTTTAGCCCCTTTCGCTTTGGAAAAGTGGCGACAGTCAGGCGAGAACCAGGCCAAACCAACGCGGCGGCCGGCAGTCGCAACATTCGGGCGAACTGAATAAACAGACTCGCAATAGTGCAGCGTGTCCGGGTGATTGGTGGTATGCATCGCAACAGCATTCGGGTCGTGGTTTATCGCGATATCAACACTACGCCCAATCGCCATCTCGATGCCCGTCGAGGCGCCGCCGCCGCCAGCAAAGTTATCAACGATGATTTCACTCACGCGTATTTCTCCATAGCGCTGGCCAGCGAACCTGCCGCGGCGATAATTGACGGTACCGGCATTTTTTCCAGCCACATGCGGTTGATATGGTGCTGTAGTCGGTGCTGGTGGTGTGCCGGGAGCGTCCCGGCGTTTTCAATCTGAGCGAAGACCATGCCGACTTCCGTTGGCCATACTGTTTCCGGTATTTCCACCAGAAGCAGGCTTTCCAATTCCTGCACGCGCTTGCAGGCGTAATTCAGTGAAGGGTCCATTATTCGGCTCTCTCTAAAGCTGTTGCTATCTCTTCGAAAAAGCCATCCCGAGTATGGCTGGTCATTGCTGGTACAAATACGGCCATCAGCCTGTTTGTGTTGCAGTTCTCATCGTCTGCGAACAGAGCGATTTTTTTATCCAAGCGCACCTTCGCTTCCTGCAACTGCTCGTTTTTTTTGTTAGTGCGCTGGATATAGTCAGCAATAATTTCTATTGCCTTGTTTGTGTATTTTTCGACGTGTTCAGTCATGTGAACCACCTATCGCCTCAATGGTTTCCAACAACAGCCGACGGCGCGTATTCTCAGCAAAATGACGGCGTCCGGTCTCTTTGTGGTAAAACTCGTTTTTGCCGACGACCCACATCCGCTCTGTCTGGTGCAGTTTTTTTACCTGCGGACCGTCTTTGGTGATCACGGTGCCAGTATGTGTTTTTACGATTGTCATGCAACCTCCCCGAGCACCCAGCGCAGAGCCGCCGCGTATTCACCGCTGGCACCTTCGAGGGCTTTTGTGATTTCTTTGCGTGATTTGAGACGTGACTTAGTTTCGCCAAGCACAGCGCGCTGACGCCTGGCTTTTTCATGGCCGGTTGTGCCAGCAGTTGCCGCTTCGATTTCAGCGACTTTCTCCCGCTGTTCTTCGGGTTTAAGCGATGCCAGCTGTCGCGCCTGGGTAACGGTGACTGTGCCAGCCTCCACCGCTTCCCTGACGGCCTGAGTAGCATCGAGGAGGGAGAGCGTTGCTCGAACGGTCTGAACGCTGCAGCCAAACAACACCGCAATGTCGTCCTCATCGAGCCCGCGGTCGAGCGCGTCTGACATTTTCTTAGCCCGGCCAAGCGGTGTATCTGGTCGGCGAATTTCGTTTTCACTGACCATGTATTTAGCCATCTGATTTGCTGATCCGCGCTTAACGACTCCAGGAACAAGCAATGGGTCTTTGCCTTCTTTCAGACGGAGTTTATTTGCCTCCAGGGTATGTTTAACGCGCTGACGGCCAACAACTACGCAGGTGAGCCCCGTTTCAGGGTCTTTCCAGACGATGATCGGCTCCAGTACACCCAGCTCCGCAATGTTCAGCACCATCCCTTCTTCGATCGGCAGGTGTACACGCTCATCGTAAAGTGGGTGGGTCTTATCGGTGACCAGGTGCAGGTTTTCAGGCTCGAAGTTGAGCACGTTTGTTTTGCCGCTGGCACCGTATACATCGATAGAATTCTTAGCCATGAATAGCCTCCTGAACATCTAAAACTCGCTGAAAAACAGGACTGCCAAGCAGGCTGTAATTCATCCCAACAACTGCTTTCGGCACCAGACCAAATCGTTTCATGTCAAAATCGATGATGGCGCGCTGATCGCGGAATAAACCGGATCGGCCATGACGAACGACTTCGCCAGCGGCTTCCGCCTCGCGGAAATACTTCAGGACGGTATCGCGGCTTAACCCCAGTTTTTTCATTGCATCGCTGGTGGTCAGACGCCCCTGATGTTTCGTGATACGAATCACTGCGCGGACATACTCCCGGCGCTCAGCAGTTGAAAATGCTCTAGCCATGATTGCGCCCTCTTCCCAAACCGAACTTCGCGCGAATCTCAGCAATTTTGTTTAACCCCTGCTCGTTGCTTAGCGGACGTCCTCCGAGTTTTGGGATCTGCTTAACCGGTTCTGGAATCTTTTCTCCAGCGTTCAAGCGACGAACCATACGCAACAGTTCATCCGATGCTTTACGACGCAGTTCTGAATCGCTGAGGCCATTTGCGCGCATATCGGTGTACAGTCCCGTGACCATCCAGTAGCAGGCTTTGTGCTTCAGCGTGGCCGGGATGACTTTGTGCTCAGGCCAAGGATATGACTCCGCATCGGGGTACTGTCCGCGAGTTCGGCAATACTGGTAGACCATATCAACCAGTTCATTCGCATCTGGCAGTCCAGCAGAAACAGCCTGTTCTGAACGGCACCAGGCGACGAACTGTCCCGGCGACGGCATGAACGGTTTTTCCTGTTTGCGGGCAACACGCATTCCGGCGTTAATCTGCTCCATGGTGGTGATCCCGTTCTCTTTGAACGCCAGAAGCCATTGCCGGCGCATCTCGTTGAGGTCTTCTGCAGACTTGCTGGCCAGTGCCGGGAATACGGCGAGCAGCTGGCGAAACAGCTCGTTGAATATCTCAGCCGTTTTTGTCGCCTGATGTGCAAAGCTATGCGCATCCTGCATTTCAGGCATGCCGGCGGCGATACGCTGGAAGTTCTTCCGGTCAAAGTTATGCATGCTTTCTGCGAGAGATTTCATTCAAGTACCCCCTTGATCCAGTCGGTATTGTCCAGCGCAGCTGCACAGGATTTAGCGTGTGGTGGGTTTGGGTTGCGCTGACGTTTAGTCGTGAGCTTATCCCACTGTTTTCGCAGACTGGTGGGGCTCAGAATGTTGTTCTGCCAGAAGCTGTCTTCGTTGGCCCACTTGAACAATTCGCAGATTTCGTAATGGCTGCGCTTGTCCTGCATGCGCATCAGACGGATGGTGTTTGCCCATTCAACCCAGTTCGGTTCTGAGAGTGAAGCATTCACGGTGAGGGCTTTATCAAAAATCCATCGCGCGGCTTTGAGGTCGTCAGCTGTTCCCCAGGATTTGCCTGCAGGGGTGTAAATCCCATCGACCGCTTCTGGATGACGAGAGAGAAACTTCAAAGTTTCCTCGTTTCGGGATTCTTTAGAATTCCGAGACGAAGAAGATCTTTTACTATTGTTCTTGTTCTTGTATTGGGTGTCTCCCGTTTCCGGGAAAGGTTTTCCCGTTTTCGGTAACACTTTTCCCGATTCCGGGAAGAGTTTTCCCGTTTTCGGTTTGTCTAAAACCCACTCAGATAGCTCAGTATTTATACCGACAATTTTCATCACTCCCTGCTTATGAGCGAAGATAATTTTCCGCTCCGCGAGAGATTTGATTGTGTCGGAAATATGCGACTCTCCGAGGTCTGTAAGCTCAGCAATCACCGTGTTAGTTACTCGGTCCTGCTTCTTGTTCCATCCATAGGTAAGCCAGATAACAGCCTCAAGACACTGCCACTCACGACCAGACATCCGCAGACGTGGCTTGAGCTTCTGTATCTCGTTTGCGATCTTGGTATACCCGTTAGCCAGGTCGGCCATTTGACCTCCCGAACGCTCGGTTTTAATCGGAAAATTGATAACTTCAGCGGTATTTGACATACTCACTCCGTGAACTAAGAGCCCTTTTTTCACACCCCGAAGACTGGCTGTGTTGGCGCACAACAGTCTTCACCCACTCAGAACAACCCAACATGGTTATTCCCCTTAAGGATTGATTTCTTTGCTTCTCGCTTTTCTGCAGCGCTGGTTTGCTTCTCAGCCCACAGCCTGGCGTGGCGCATAACATCATCAAAAATGCCTCCCTTACGACTTGCCTGAGACATGCGCTTGTACATATCGACGGCCTGAAATGCTCCCCCTGAGCCACTGCCTGGGTAAAGCCCTGCCGGATAAGCTCTTCGCGGACGTTTTTCTCAATGAATTCGATATGGTTCACATAAACCTCCAGCTACAACGTGCCGAGCATTGAGGTGACGATTGCCATTAGCGGCCCCGTTAGCTCTGGGTCAACCCGGAACATCTCGAATATTCCTTCGCTCAGTTCTTTCAGCTTTTGATGGCGTGGAGCTCCCATAGCAACAGCTACCTTCGCTTCGCTGGTCTCTTTCTCCAGTCGTGCCAGGCGGGACATGAAATTGTCTTCAGGCAACAGGCGGTGGCGGTATTCCAGCGGGAGTACGGCCATGATGGCTGGCGTCAGAAGACGCACATACGCGCGATACTTTTCCGAATCGACCTCGTTATCCAGGTAACGGAAAAGCTTCTGGCGGGCGCGGCTGATGTCCGCAGGAAATTCAATTTCTTCCCCGCCCTGCTGGCGCCACTCATCGATGATGTATGCCGAAACAACATCCTGACCTTTAGCTGCAGCCCAGGCGCGAACGGCAGAACGAATGCCGTCGTGATCTTCCACTTTCGCCTGATTTCGCTTTATCAGAGCGCCGGGGTTGAATCCGGTATTTTGTTGAAAGGAAAGTGTTTGCATGGTCAGTCTTCCTGTTTCGGCAGACCGTCGGTGGGGTTTGGGTACGCCTCAGGATCAATTTCATGAGGTGTAACCTGCCAATTAAGAAACTTACAAAGCGCGCGCACCCGTGATGTGGGGACTTTTCCTGAATTCATCCAGCGACTTACAGCCTGAGATGAAAGTCCCATTGCCTCACCAAGCGCGGTTTGTGTAGTGATTGATTTAACTTTGTTTTTAAGTTGCTCGTTCATGACTCCTCCTTTTGTTGAAAACAAGCATACAAATTGAAACCGTATGTTTCAATTAAATTACTCCAATTTGTTTCAGTTACTTCTGAAACATGGAGTTGTAAAATGGAAAGTATGACTACCGAAACCAATCAAGTTTTTGCTTACAGGTTTAACCAAGCCATTACTGAGCATGGTTGGAACCTTTCCGATTTAGCCCGCCGCGTTGGTGTAACGCCGCAGGCGGTGCAGAAGTGGGCGAAAGGAAGTTCTATACCGCGGGGCAAGAAGCTGAAGTTGCTTGCTGAAGTAACGGGAAAGCCCGAGCATTGGTATTTCATGCAGCCTGATACAGATGATCCCGAACTGGTAGCTCAACTAGGCCTTCCCAAAAAACTCGATGTTACCGAAGAAGCGCTCCTAAGCATCTTTAACCAACTTCCCGAAGCAGAAAAACTACGTTTAATCCTTCACGCAAAGGGCGTTTTGAGAGACCTTCAAGCACTAAAAGACGATGTTGGTGATTTGATAAAAGACCTTAATCGCTAATTACCCGCCCCCTAGCGCTGACATAGTCGGCGTTTTTTTTCGCCCTCAATTACTAAATTTAGTTTCAATCATTTGACTATTGAAATTTATGGTTGTAGATTTAGCTCATCGACAACAAACCGCATTGTTGTCAGGTGGTAAACGTTCCGCTGGCCGGCGACAAGGCAATGAGGGCTCAGATGAGTAAAAACGGTTGGCGCTCACTCATCATCTGTTTGGGCGTCGGAATTATCTTCTGGTTAGTAATCATCAAATTGGTGGTCACATATGGCTGATTCAGTACCAAAGAGCGGTCGAGCGATCAAAATGCGTAATCAGCGTACCGGCGCAGCCTGGCTGGTTTCATTTGATTACCGTAATGGCCTCTACTGGCACGAACCGCAGGGAAACTTACGCAATATTCGCCGTCCTTACGCTTCACGAAGCGTAGAAGAAAACCTTGTACTAGCGGGGACTCACTGATGGGTAGTTTTTACGCTTTGGTTCTCACTGTCGGCATGCTGACTGGCGGAAATCAGGACGTTCTTCTCGGTGTATATGACAGCGAGTCGGATTGTAAGAAAGCTGCTGTTGAGCAGGGCGTTGAAGAAAACTGTTACCAGCTAAAGGGAGTATTAGCAGAAAACCCAGCCGCATTTACGGCGCAAATGTAGGGGGAGTTATGCAGAAGAAATGCGCTTATTGCCGCAAGCCGATTGAGGAAGGCAAGGAAGTAAAAATGACCATCCTCATCATTCACGGTTCGCAACTGGCGCCACGGGAAAGAACCTATTGCTCTACGAAGTGCGGTCAATACGACCAGATGGCCAACGAGGCCTAACGTAAACCCGCCGAAGCGGGCTGTACGTCCGGTGACACCGACCAAAGTTCCACCGGAATTTACCAAAAACCAATGAACACCCTGAATGGGCGCTATCAATGGCCCGAGGGATTCTACATCCAAAATTGAGGCTATCACATGGAATATTTTTATCTGATAAAAGCGACTCAAAAATCGGGTAAAGCCGATGCCGTAATCTGGCGTTCTGCAAAAACCGAATCCCGCGCGCTGCTGCAGTTGGACGTCGACCTGGAAGATGCTGAGATTGAAACAGGCCGCGGAAAAGACTATCAAAAGCCAATCCGTACCGATTTCCCGGTATTTAACGACCTGCCAGCTGAAGGCGTGCTCGATTACTCATGGTGCGAACGCTACCAGCTAGCCGACGACGGTCGTACCTGGGCACTGAAGCCAGGACAAGAGCCCATGGACGTTCATCACACCGATGATGCTGGGGTATCCTCTGACCCTGTCACTGGCGAGTTGGTTGATGACAATAGTGCTGACGATGCTGGTGATGTCGATACCGTGGAATCGTTCGGCAATGCTGAATACGAAAACGATACAAACGCCCTGTTCAATATTGCTGAGCAGCCGTTCCGCATTAAGCTGCTGGCGCAGTACATGGCGAATGATAACCACGTCTATCAAATCAGTATTCCTCACCGTAAAGAGCTCGCAGTTCTGGAAATGGATACCGATAACTCCGCAGTGCAGGATCTGATTCTCGCCGCTGAGAACGTCCAGGGGTTGAAGGATGCCGACATGCCTACCCTGTGGAAATTTACCAGCGCCAACAAAGCTGTATTTCCTGAAGGTAAGCGCCACGAACTGGGCAAGCGTATCCAGTTTGCAAAACTGTGGTTTGAAACTCCGCACATTGACCGCGGCATACTCGTTCGCGAATGGTCTGCCGGCAATTATATTTCTGCTGTTCAGAAAACGGATACCGGCACGAATGCTGGCGGCGGTAATAAAACCGATCGCAACCCTGACTACACCCATACCCTTGATACGCTTGATGTTGAGATTGCGCTGGCCACAATGCCGATGGATTTCGATATCTACAATTTCCCGGCATCCATTCATCGCCGGGCTAAAGAAATCGTCCAGAAAAAAGAAAGCCCGTTCAAAGAATGGTCTGCTGCGCTGCGTAAAACCGCAGGCATCCTGGATTATTCACGCGCTGCCATTTTTGCCCTCATTCGTGGCGCCACCAGCGATATTCATCATTTCCCGGTAAGTCTGCAGACCTATATCAATGCGAACCTGACAGAGCATAAGCATGAAACGCCCTCTGCTGAAACGCTTGAGAAAGCCGGGCATGTGTCATCTGCCGCCGTCGCTGAACAGTCAGCCGTGGATAAGATTCTCGCAGCTGAGCGAGGTGAATATATCGACGGAGTAAGCGATCCGGATGCGCCGAACTGGGTAACGGAAGACCTGACTAAACCCAAACAGCCTGAAGTTTCAAACATGGGCAATGGTGTTTTTTCGATTGATGGTCTGATGGATAGCCAGCCAGCATCAGCATCAGCATCAGCATCAGCATCAGCATCAGCATCAGCATCAGCATCAGCATCAGCATCAGCACTTTCTATCGTGGACCAGGCGCGCCAGCGCGCTGCAGAAGAAAAATTACATCCAGCTAATTCCGGGGAAACCACCAGCGATGTGCAGATGGAAACGGCTCAGCCAGTCGAAGACGAAAATGATAATGCGGTATCAGCAAGCGAAGGCACTGATGCAACTGCTCCGCAAGCAGATGCCGTGAACATGCGCGACATTCTTGCTGAGCGCTGCCCTGACCTTACCGCGGCAGTATTGAAGGACCAGCAATCAGCAACTGCAGAAGAAGAGCATGAGCCAGAGCCGGAAGCAACAAAATGGCCTGAATTCTTCGAGCCCGGTCGATATGAAGGTGTTCCGAACGATGTTTACCACGCGGCGAACGGCACCAGTTCGACTCAGGTTAAAGATGCCCGTATATCTCTGATGTATTTCGAAAAACGCCACGTCTCGAAAGTCATTGAAAAAATGCGCTCTCCTGTTCTGGATATGGGCAATCTGGTGCATGCGCTGGCGCTGCAGCCTGAACAGCTGGAAAAAGAATTCAGCATCGAGCCGGAAATCCCGGAAGGCGCCTTCACCACGACTGCGACGATCCGCGCGTTTATCGACGAGTACAACGCCGGTCTTCCGCCGCTTTTGAGTGCTGACGACATCAAGGCGCTGCTGGAGGCGCACAACGCCACCCTGCCCGCTCCGGTACCGCTGGGCGGCGACAAAGATGCAATCGGTATTGCGTATCTGGAATTACCTGACGAGTTCAAGCGAATCGTTGGTGACGATAAAAACTTTACCGCGTCAGCAATGAAGGCCTGCATCAAAGAATACAACGCCACCCTGCCTGCGCCTGTTAAAACCAGCGGCAGCCGTGATGCCATGTTGGAACAACTGGCGATTATCAATCCTGACATGGTCGCTCAGGAAACCCAGAAGGCGCAGCCGCTGAAAGTATCAGGCACCAAAGCGGATCTGATTCAGGCTGTGAAATCGGTTAAACCGGATGCCGTGTTTGCCGACGAACTGCTGGATGCATGGCGCGAAAACCCGGAAGGAAAAATATTGGTTACCCGCCATCAGATGAGCACTGCGCTGGACATTCAGAAAGCACTATTGAACCACCCCACCGCCGGCAAGTTGCTCCAGCATCCGAGCCGCGCCGTTGAAGTGAGCTATTTCGGTATAGATGAGGAAACCGGGCTGGAAGTTCGCGTACGCCCTGACCTTGAGATAGACATGAGCGGCCTGCGCATTGGTGCGGACCTGAAGACCATCAGCATGTGGAACATCAAGCAGGAAGGCCTGCGCGCGAAGTTACACAGGGAAATCATTGAGCGCGATTACCACCTCAGCGCGGCCATGTACTGCGAAACCGCTGCTCTGGATCAGTTCTTCTGGATTTTCGTCAACAAAGACGAGAACTACCACTGGATCGCCATTATCGAGGCATCCGAAGAGCTACTGGAGCTCGGCATGCTGGAATACCGCAAAGCAATGCGCGCCATCGCGAACGGTTTCGACACTGGCGAATGGCCGGCTCCGATCACTGAAGACTACATCGAAGAACTTAACGATTTTGATGTGCGCCGTCTTGAAGCGCTGCGCGTACAGGCATAAGGGGGAACAGTCATGGAAAATACCAACATTGTTACAGCCGAACAGCAAGCACCAAACACCATTTCAGCTAGCAACGCGATCTTTAACGTTCAGGCTCTCGGTCAGTTAACTGCTTTCGCAAACCTTATGGCTGATTCACAAGTGACAGTGCCAGCTCACCTTGCAGGTAAGCCAGCCGATTGCATGGCCATCGTTATGCAGGCTATGCAGTGGGGCATGAATCCCTATGCGGTCGCGCAAAAAACGCATCTGGTAAATGGCGTACTCGGATATGAAGCCCAGCTCGTCAACGCGGTAATCGCCAGCTCCAGTGCTATCAACGGTCGATTTCATTACCGCTACGGCGGCGATTGGGAGCGTTGCACAAGGACGCAGGAAATCACCAGGGAAAAACACGGTAAAAGTGGGAAATACACCGTTACCGAACGGGTACGCGGCTGGACTGATGAAGACGAAATCGGGTTGTTTGTTCAGGTCGGCGCGATTCTTCGCGGTGAGTCAGAAATCACCTGGGGTGAGCCGCTTTATCTCTCGGGTGTTGTAACTCGTAATTCACCATTGTGGGTTTCTAACCCGAAGCAGCAGATCGCTTATCTGGGCGTGAAATACTGGGCTCGCCTGTACTGCCCTGAAGTGATTCTGGGTGTTTATAGCCCGGATGAAGTTGAGCAACGAACAGAACGAGAAATCAATCCGGCGCCGGTGCAAAGAATGTCTGTAGCTGAGATTACCAGCAGCTCTGACGCCACCACCAGCGAACAGGGTACAGGTATCAGCATTGATTCTCTTGCCGATGGACTCCGCGACCGAATTGATACAGCTGACTCAGTGGATCAGGCCAAAGCCATTCGCGCAGACATCGAATCACAGAAAGCTCTGCTGGGTACTGCTCTTTATACCGAACTGAAAAATAAGGCGGTGAAGCGCTACTACCTTGTTGATGCGAAGAACAAGGTTGAGGCTGCCATAAATTCACTTCCTAACCCTGGGGATCCGGAAGCCGAAGCGTTATTCGCGAAGGCAGAAAGCACCCTGACCTCATCGCGCCGCCACCTGGGTGATGAACTGTATGACCAGTTCCGTATCACCCTGGACGACATGAAACCGGAATACCTGGGCTAAGGGAGGCGGGAGGGTTAGCCCTCCCGATAACGATATGAGCAAATCACTTAACGCACGATGCATACGCCGCTGGAAAGTTGAATTCAAAGGGCGCTGCGATTCGAAATATAGCCCCTACTGGCACAAGCGCGATCTCCGCGGTTACATCCGTGAGGCGGCACTGACTACGGCGTATTGCATGGTTGAAAACTTGGCCTACAACAACGCAATGCACGATTTTTTCGCTCATGTGGGTGACAGGAATTGCTGGTCGCCAGAGTTCTCAGCATGGTACGACGGGCGTCGAGAGCATTATCTCAAAGAAGCGCGCGACTACCTGAATGAAGAAGCCACCAACGACGAAATCGACGACGAAATAGAGAACGAACTGGAGGCCTGGAATGACTGAGCGCGGAATGAAATTCTCCAAATTCACTGAGCTGGTAGCCCGCATCTGGTCAAACCCAACTACGCAGCGTCGCGACCCGGAGATCACCATCTTCATACTCTCGCCTGGCAGCATCGGCGCGTCGCCATCCGTTGAAGTAGAGTCAATTCAGGCTGGATTCGACTGGGACGCCGGGCAGGTTCTGATTTACCCTGCGCAACCACTGACCACGCTGACGCCTGAACAGGTAGCGGACATTACCACCAGCGTGAGCAAAGGCCAGTCCTGGCACGCATATGAGGCTTACAAGAAGCACAAGGCCCTGCTGGAAAACGCAGCGCTTGAGCATGCGAAAGTCGCCGGGCAGCGCGACGAGCTTCTGGCGGCGCTGGTTTCCCTGGCTGCTGTCGCTCGCCGCTATCTTCCGGATTATGACGAGCATCCGGAAGTGCAGAAGGCTGATAACACCATCTCCCGCGTCAAAGGCGGTGCAGCATGAGTCTTAAACATCGATTACCTGAGCTGGAAGCCAGCATCGACCCTGCGGCATTGCGCGCGGCCGCCGACGAATATTCGGATCTGCTTCTGACTTTGTGCTTGTGCATGAAGATGGCCGGCCCTACTCGGGAGAACTTGCGCGCCTGCGCCACCGAGCTTAAAAAACGCCTGACAACCTGGCACAGCCAGAAAGAGCTCAATGCAATTCTGTCCAGTTGGGATCCCGTTGGCTATGTTCTCGGCCTCCGTCGGGAGGCGAACGACAACGCGCGCGCAGCTGGCGATCCTGTTGATGTATTTGTGTGAGGTGGATATGCGACTGATAAACCGAAGCAAGCAATCACCGCTGGGCCGCCAGGCTTGTGATGCCGCACTGGCAAAACATGTTGAGCTTTATGGCGCCTACGGGCGACAGAAAACGAAGAGAACTTATACGGTGGTGGTTCAAGGCTCAAAGATCACTGTAGAAGTTGTAAACAGAAAATGCAGTTATGTGGCGACGGCCATGAGCTGCGCCCGTAGGCTGCAGCATCTTCCTGGACAATGTAACTAAGGGGCTTTTATGAATAACGCATCTCATTTCCAAGATGAAATATTGATAACCAGTGACATTCTGTCCAGATACAAAATTTCGCGCAGCACACTGTATTTCTGGAGCACACCATCCCGGATGCCATCGTACTTTTCTCAGCCGTTTCCGAAGCCAAAAATAAATGGCAGTCCTAAAAGATGGCGTTTGTCAGACCTTCTTGCTTGGGAAGACAACATGGGTATCAAACCAGAGGCTGGCCAATCAACTTCTCAAGATGACGTTGCCAAACAGCAAGCCAATGACGCTGATCATCCAAATAATCGTGGAGGTTATACCGCGCCATGACTCCAGACATATGATGCCCTAGTAGTTTTTCCACAACATGTGGTGGCGCACCTAATTCAGAAAGGCGCGTCGCCACTGTTCTTCTCAAATCATGAAGCGACCAAGGTTTCATCCCTGTTTTTGCAATTATCTGCGCAGAGAACAGAGCCACGTTTGGTTGAAGTGGCGGCCTGTCATCTTCTGGCCCCCTGTATCGTGACAACGTCACAACATGTTTTGAAACTGATGTTTCTTTTTCAGCTACCATCATCTGTATTACAGCCTCAGGAAGCGCCCTTCTCACCGACTTCCCAGTTTTATAGTCACTTGCCGGGATAGTCCATGTTTGTTCCTTGAAATCAAACCATTCCCATTTTGCTGTTCTGATCTCTGTACTTCGACAGCCAGTCATAATGAGAAACTTCATTATCAATTGCTGCCTATATTTCATCTCAGGCAGGGCATTCCAAACTGTAATGATTTCATCATCACTTAACCTGCGATCTTTTACAGCTGCTGTGAGCCCTACATCTGATCGTCTAAGGCTTTCAATAGGGTTCACGTTAATTACCCCACGGTTGGAACAGAAACGAAATGTGCGCTGCATCAAACCGAGCATTTGCCCTGTAACCACTCTTCGCCCCATACCGTCAAAAAGATTTAGCCAGTGAGCTTTAGTTGTCTGATCTACAATCATATTTCCGAGCACTGGGGCTATATGATTATTGAAGTCGCGGCGGTTAACTTTGATTTTTACCAGACCTTCAGGGATGCAGTAGTACTTCTCCCAGTAATCGAATGCTTCTTTCACTGTAAGCGCTTCTACTTTTTTCTGTTTCTCGAGTACTACTTGCCGTCTAGGATCAAGCCCTTCCGCTAGCCAAGCCCTGAACTGCTGCCTACGTTCTCGCGCATGAGCTAATGAGGTGGTTGGATAATCACCAATCGTTAGTTGAGCGGCTTTCCCGTTCCATCTGTAGCGGTAAAAGAATGTTATACTGCCGGATGTAGACAACCTGACATTCAGACCATGTGCGTCTGAAATGACCTCGATTTGGTCTCTTTTTTTGCCAAGAGCTTTTCTTAATTTTGTGTCGGTAAGCAATGTGTACACTCCGGAAGAAGATATACACATCAGTGTACACATTATGCGTAAATTGATAACCTTCAAATCTATGAAGAACACACAAAAATAAAGCGTTACATACTGGCAAGGCGTTGATAATAGCGGGATTCTTGAAAAGAAATTAAGCATGACTAACAAACTTAAAACGGATTCATATGCCCTACGATAGC